GGTGTTGGTAATATTTCTACTGTACCCATTATGTTCTTACCATCCCAGTTTATATCTTTGATGTTATGTGAAACGTTTTTTAAGTTAACTACCTGAGATTCAGGATGATCTAATTCACCACATGCTCTATTTTGATTAACTAATTCCATGTACTTATCTATTTCTCTTTTCCATAGATCTTCAGAGTAAAATCTACCATTACCATTTTCAACTTCGCAAGTTGCTAGTATACCATGTACTAAAGGATTACCTCTTTCAGACATTTTACCTTCTGATAGTAAACCTTTAGTTGGTTTAAATAACTGAGTTTCTATAAGTACTTGTTTCATAATTATCTATCAGTGTTTAAAGTATCAATGTGTAAATTAAGATGAGATTTTAAAACATCTCTAATTTCACTTACATCTAATACCATGTCTAATACTTTATCTACATCTTCATCACTTAATTCTTCACCTCTATCACTAGCATCTTGAAGTACTTCTTCAGCTTTAGTTGATAATATATCTGCTACTGCTACTATGTGAGAAGGAGTACCTGATTCATCTTCTTCAAGACCTATTTTTGCTAATTCTTCAGCTCCTCTTTTTAATTTATCACTCATTGGTTCATCTTCATTCAAACCAAAAAAATCCATATAGTTTTGAGATGTAAATCCTGTGCCTGTTACAATACCTCCAGCCATTGTTATATTATGTTCCTTAAGTTTACCATAACCTGATGATTTGTATTCACCTTTTGGTTCTTCTGGTTCATTTAGACTTGGAGCATCATCAGTATAACCTAAATCTTTTTCTCCAAATTGTCCATTTTTAGTATAAAAAATAGGATCTTTGGCTAAGTTTTTATAAACAATTTCTAATAACTCGTGATCGTCTTTTCCTTCATTTTTAGGATCTTTCAATTCACAATAATAACCCATTTGAACTTGACCAAAGATCATATTATTAGGCATTTTTTTATCTTCATAGTCATAGCTATGGTCTTGAATTTCTTCTACTTCTTTTGATGTTTTTTTCTCTTCAGCTTTTACTTCTGCTTCAGCTAAAAAGTTTTCAAAAGCATTTTCAAATCCTTCTTTTTTTCTTTCAATTGGATTCCCAACCATAGGAGTACCAATAAAATTTTCAGAAATGATATTTTTCTGTTTTAATATTTTTGATGCTTCTGTGAATGTAGCATTATTTTTGATAAGGTGTGGAAACTGTCTTTTAGCCTCTTTAAGGAAAACACCTTTATGACCTTTATCTTCTTTAATTAATCTATATTGTTCTGTTAATGTTTTCATTATTCGCTTTGTTTTAACATTTTTGTTATATCATCTAATAATTCACTTATCATATCTGTTGAATATACTACAGCATATGAACCTGGATTTTCATTATAATATTTTATTGTTTCATTCTTAGCATTTGATAAAAGAGCTGAAATTGAATTTACTTTTTCTTCTACTTCATCAAAACCACTAATTCTTCCTTTTTGCATATCATTAAATTCAAACAGCTGTTTTACTTCAAATCCTTTTGGTTTTGTTTTTGGAACAGGTTTGAATCCTAACTTATAATAATAAATATCAGCCGCTCCTGTGGATTTCTTATTTTTGTTAAATGCTCTTGGAGTTAGATATCCTATTCCTTCACCTTCTTTAACTTCTTTACCTTTATTAGTTAAAAACTTAACAATTTTTTCTAATTTAGTATCATCTGGGTTTTTGTCTGCTATATGTTGTAGGTAATCTAAATCAACTTGATCTAAACCATGGCCTTCATTTATTGATTCATCAATAGAAAAGGCATTACTAAAAGCATTATATAATTTATTAAGTTTATTTTGTACCCCCATATAATCAAATGAGTCAGGAGCCATACCTTGAAGAAGATTACCTTGTGGTTTGTTACTATGTTTACCTAATTCTCCCTCTAATCTTTCTAAATTTCTAACAAGATTGTTAAATGTTTTAAGAGCTAATCTTAGTGATTTATTAATGTTAATAACATCTAATTGTGTCCATTGCTCGGATTGTTCATTAACTGATTCTTTTAATCTTAATACCCTTTCATATTCTTCAGGATAATTTTTTCTAATGTGTGTTCTGAATTTATTAAAAATATTACTTAATTCATCAGCTAATTTATCTAAAGCTATATCATCTTTAGCTTTACCTGTTTGTTCTAAATCTCTTAGGAAATTCTTTGCTTGTTCTAATTCTTTATATGTAGATGAAAAGTCAGCTACATCTTCTACATCCCAGGTAATAGTACCTGTTGTATCATCAATATCAGTTACAGTAGATTGTTTACCACTTTTGACTTCAACATCACCAACCTCTATTTCTTTAAGCTTGAACCTGTACATTTTTTAACTCCTCAATTAGATCATAATATTGTAATAGGTTAGTTAGATCATCATCTTTAACCTTTGATGTTTTACTTAATGTAGGTAACATCTTAATAACTTCATTAACTTTTATTTTGGTTATTTTATCAGAAACTTCATTATTTAATCCTTCTAATTCTTCTTTAATTTCATTTACTTTTAAATTATGAAATTCTCTTAATTTAGGAGTATTATCAATAGATGTAATTAGTTCTCTTAAAATTTGTTTTTGACTTTCAAGTAAATCCTCGTATTTGTCATTAAATTTATCTAATAAAACTCTAGTTGTCAAAATCCTTAAATCTTTATCATATGATTTAAACTCTTCAAGTACATTTTCTTTGACTTTTTCTTTTTCTATTTTAGCAGCTGATAAATGTTCTAAGATGGTAATTTTATTATCTATAACCTGTTGAGCATTTTTAGGAGTTTCTTGAGAAAAACTTTCTATTAAAGTATAAAAAGCTGCTTGAATTTTATAATGGGGTAATTTATGAGAAAAGAATTTAGTAACATCATAGTGTTTTTTAATCTCACTAATTAGATTATATTTTTGTCTTTTTAAAGCTTTTCTGTTTAGATGTTTTGAAGATTCCAATAATGTACTTAAAGTAACATCAGCTTGAGTTTCTGTTATATTTGTCTTTTTAAATAAAGTCTCATATAATTTATACTCTCTTCCTAACTCAGTTTTAACAAAATATTCTTTTAGAATATTACTTGCCCTAGAATCTTCACCATTTAAGGTATCAGTAGTTATTTGTCTTACTAATAATTCAAAAAGAATTCCAGTGTTCTTATACTTTGAATGCTTAACGCTCATTCCTTTATGTTTAGTTTATTATAAATATATAAAAATTTTTTACTCTTTCAACTGTTTTTCATCCAGTAAGCTATTTTCGTTCTTATCCTGCTCAAATACCAGCTGTTTATCAGTACGTGGCGGAGTAGGTACTTTTTCTAACATATTCAAAGTTTCTAAAGCTAATGGAGAACCACCTTTAAATGATGGTTTTAATCTTCCATTATCATTATAATCTTTTTTAGTTCCTTCTCTACCTATTGGATCTTTCCCAAAAGCACTATCTTGAGTATGTGATTTTGATAATTTTTTCTTTTTTCTTCCTAATGGTTTTTTCTCATTATATCCAGCAGGAACATTAGATGGATCTGATTGTGTTCTACCCATTCCATATAGCGAAGCTAAATCATGTGGTGTACCATAAGATTTACCTGTTTCTAAAGGATCATTACCTTCTGCTTCAATTTGTGCTAATCTGAAATTACGTTTGGTATCTTGTTTAATTAAATCTCTATATTCATCATATTGATCCTCACTAAAATGGAATATATTTTCATATATCCAATCTGATGGGACTAACTTACTATCTAACATAGCTTGAGCTAGAGTCATTTTTTCTGTCATCAATGCTACTCTTTCTTGATCATATATGATTGATGGAGTTGTCATTGATAATTCAAAATTTGTTAAATTTTCATCTTTATAACCCTGAGTATATAAATGAACTAATGCTATTTTTTGTAATTCAGAAACTACAATTCTTTGAATTCTTTCTATCGTTCTTGCAAATCTAATATCTTGTGCAGCTAAAGTAGCTTTACCTTCTGTGTTTTCATCATAACCCATAAAAGCTTTAGGTACTTTTAAAGCAGCGAATAACTTATCTCTTAAGTATTCTACATCAGCTATACCATCATATTGTAAACCAGGTGTAGTATCTATTTTAGTTGCTGTATCATTACCTCTAACTGGTATGTAAAAATCTTCTAACATGTTCTGCATGTTGTATTTAAGATTGTACTCTCCTGTTTGTTGATCAATATAAGGTGTACGTTTCATTTTAGAAATAGTCTTTTGCATAAAGTTTTCTACTTCTGCAGGTGGAATGTTACCTACATTCATGTAAAAAACGCGTTTTTCAGGTGCTCTAACTATTCTATGTATCAACATGGCATCTTCCATCAAGACATACTGTTTAAACAATTTACGTGCTGGTTCTATGTATGCTCTACCATATGGAAGGAAATTAGTATCAGTAAGTAATCTAAAGTGAGCCATTTCATAATTATCAAATACAATAGCATTACCACTTATTTCATTAGTACTAGGTACATTATAAAATCCATATCCACCTGTTGATAATCCTTCAGGATCAAATTTATACTGAATATCAGCTGGATTATCTGGGTCTCCACCTTCTAATCTTTCAATATGAAAGGCGTTATAAGGTATAACATTGTAAACACCAAATTTTTCTGCTATTTCTAGTTTTAGGAAAAAATCTCCATATTTACACATATTTCTAATCCAAGGCCATAGATTAAATTCTATGTTTAATACATCATAAAATAAATTATATAATATTTTTTGAATATTTTCATCAGCTGATCTAATTTGAAGTACTTCACCCATATCATTTTTAAGAGTACTTTCATCTGCTATAATATCTAAAGCTGAGGCTATAATAGCATCTGTATCCATAGCGTCATATTCTGAGTATAATTGTGGTCTTAATGTTTGATAATTAAAGTTACTTTGGTAACCATATAATGAAGTAGGTGATGTAGAATATAATCTATTAAATCTATCTACTAGTGAATTGTTTTCATATTCCCCAGAAGACTGGATTTTATTAATGTCCACAACTCTTAATTGGTCACCACCTTGATTACGAATTATCACATCCGTTGAGAATAATCTTTTTAATCTTGAAAATAATCTTGTATCAGCCATAATGTATATATTATATAAATATTATAGAAGCCATTTAATGTCCTCTTCTCCGCCCGAGTATGGGTTATCTATTTTAAATGGGTTTTTATTTGTTAGTGGAGTATAAGCTCCAGTATGTGATGGTTTATTGGATGAAATATTACTTAGCATATTTTTTGTTAAATCTAAATTTTGTTGTTTATACTTAAAAGCTGTGTCTCTCATATATTGACCTATTGCAAAACTCATTATTAAATCATCATTATATCCTTGTTGTGCTTCAGGTCTACCATTTCTCCAAATAAAAGTTTTCATTTCATCTATCAATCTTTTTGATTGGATTGTAACTCCTTTATCAGATATAGATTCTCTAAATTTACTAACAACCATAGGTCTTGTTCTAGATGACATTGTAAATCCAGGAGTCATTCTTGAAGTATCCATATATTCTTCAAAATATGAATCAGCTCTTACTTCTCCACTTTTAGGTGAGTAATAAAAATTAGTATAACCTCTATCAATTATAGTTTGAATAGTTGACCATCCTATACTAGCATTTTCTACTACTAATAAAGCATTATTATATTCTGTTGCTATTCCCACTAATAAATGTCCATATTCTTTTGTTCCTAATTGTCCTCTATATTCTGCTACTTGTACATTATTCTCAACATCTATAATATGAAATGCTGAAAAATCCTTTCCATCTCCTCTAGCTACATCAGCCACAACCATATAAGTCCTTGAATAGTCACATGGTTCCCAAACCCATAAATTACGATCTACCCCTCGCCTCTCCAAAGGATCTTTAATATAAGTTTTTTCATAAAATTCTATATATTCAGGATAGAATACAATATCACCAGAAGTACTAAAATCACAATCACATTCTTGCGCTGCTAATCTAGGATCACCTAGTAATTCATCTTGTCTATCTCTCCACGCTTGATCTCTTTCTGGATGTACCATCCATGGTAATCTGATAGGCAAAAAGTCATTTTCTTTGTTTTCTGCTCTTACCCATGTTTGGTGAAACCAATTTCCAGTACCATAAGGAGTACTTAATGCTATACAACCTCCTCCAGTTGCTAATGTTTGTTGAGCTGAAGCCCAAATTTCTCCAATATTTTCAATAAATGCTGCCTCATCTATTATTAGTAAACTAACTGCTTCTGATCTACCTGCATCTGAGGCAGCTGAAGTTGCTTTGATTTGAGAACCATTTGATAATCTTAGATTTAATTTATTATTTTCAGCTGCTTCTATTTTAAGCCATGAAGGTAAATTTTCATACATAAATTTAACCTTTGTAACCATGTTTTTAGCTGTTTCTTGTTTTGTAGCTATACAAAGTATATTTTTGTCTTTATGGAATATCATCAACCATAAACTAAAACCTGCTACTAAAGTAGATATACCTAACTGTCTAGCTTTTAAAACCATTGAGTATGGGTTTTCTTGAAATAAATTTAATACTTTTTCTTGAAAAGGAAATAATTGAAATAATATTCTACCCCTTTGAGGATGTTGAATATTACAGTATTTTTTCATAAAATGTATGGGATCACTAGCACATTTTAAATATTCTTGTCTTATAACTGTTTTAATATCACTCATTTATAACATTGCAATTAGTGTAAGTATGGGTAATATAATAGTACTTGTGAACCCAGCCAACTTAAGAAGTTTTTGTTTTCGAATTTCTTTTTTTTGTTCTTTAATTGTGTCCTCTTTAAAACCTAGTTCTTCATTTTTATTATCTAAAACTTCTTTAAAATTTTCTATTTGATATTGTTGGTTATCATTTTTTTCAACTAGTTTAAATATAATATCTTTCTGGATTGATATTGTTTCTTCATTTAATGAGTCTTTTTCTTTGTAAACTGTTAGCAAACTATCAGCAATTTCATACTCTAGTAAATCATTTAAAATGACTCTAGCGTCTTCAAGATGCATTATTACCAAAGTGTCCCCGTTTGAATTAACGGTTTCCTTTATTTCTCCTCTTGAGATATTCTGAGAATGTATTGGTAATATCATCGCTATCCATATTAGTAACGATAGTAGATATTTCATTTCTTTTCTTTTCTAATACCGAAAGTTTTTCTTCGGTTTGTTTTAATATAACCTCTGTGCTGTCTATTGCATAGAGCATAACTGTAATTTCTTCTTGTAACTTTTGATTAATTTTATTTATACTATCATTTGATAATAAAAGTTTTTGATTTTCTTGTTTTAAAACATCAATTTCAGTCTCATATGTTTCTATTGGTGTAGAGGGTCTAAAGAGAAAGCTAAAAATTAAAGCGACCGCTAAAACTAATATAAAAATAATTTTTATATCTTTAAATAAACTTCCCATTTATTAAGATTTAATCTTCAGAATCGTAATCTAATTCTTGGTCAACACCTATACTAAGAGCTGCTTCCATTTCTTTTTCAGCTGTTTCATCTCTTTCAGCTTCAAGTCTTTTTTTCTCAGCATTTAGTTTTTTTAACATATTAATAGCTAATTTTTTAGCTTCATCTCCTTCAGCATCTTTATACATTTCTAAGTGTTTTGCTATTTCAGCGTTAACTTTATCTAAATCAGATTTTTCAACTTCTTTTAATCCTTTTTTTCTTTCCGCTGCTTCTCTTTCATCATCTAATGTTCTTCCGGTATGTTTTAGACGTTGAACATCTTGATAAAGTTTAATGTCTTCAGGAGTCATACCTTCAAATGAGTCTTCTGATAGTATTGATTTGATTTCTGCTTTAATTACTTCTTTTAGTTCAGATTTTTTCATTATAATATTTTTATATAAATATTAGGGATTTAATGCCTCTCGCACTGATGCGATACGTTCTTCAATACTTCCCTCAATTGTGTGTATGTATTTAATTCTATGATTGTATCTATTTAAAAACATCTTAATAGTAAAATCAATTAAATCCCTATACTCAGCATCTGTTTCTCTAACACCATTATTTTCTATTTCAACTCCTTCAGGTGAAACATAAAATATATAATCATATTCATGTAATAAATCAGCTGCTAATTGTGTAAAATTATCTTTTTCAATATAATTCATTGATTTTGAACATTGAGCAAATGCCATAACATCTAAAACTGTTCTATCTGTTATAATATTTTCTTGCATTAATTCAGCTGATCTTTCTGATAGAAATACTGTTTGTCCCTTTAATGTTGAATCTGTATTTAAAGGTATTCCTAATGACATTAGATGTTTAGAACGTTCTGTTCTACATTCATAATCTTTAAACTCCTTTAATTTTTTTAATTCTTTTACAAGTGTGGTCTTACCTACACTCATTGTACCACAAAAACCTATTTTCATAATTTAAAATCTAGATGTTGCTTTCATTGATGGATTTTTGTACCAAGGTAAACCCTCTTTACTTTGTTGATATTCTTTAAACTCTTCAAGTGTTTTACTCATCCCAAAAAGATAATATTCTTTTTTAACTGATTTATTATCTGAGTTTATAGGTTCAATAGCAGGACCATCAGGATTATGATGCAACCAATTAGCATTACCTGTTTCTCTAAATAAATGGTGAATAGCATTATTCACTTTTATTTTTTTATATTCATAAATCTTTTCTTTTTTCATATAACTTTTATTTTATATGAATATAAGTAAAAAATTTTATAAAGCCAAACTGATTGTTAGATATTTTCTATATATAGAATAAAATCATCTATTACTTCCTTTTGTTCTTTGTTAAGTTTATTTTTATAATTTTCTAAAACTAACATAGGATTAAGTGATTCTAATATTAATGGTTTGATCCCTGATAATGTACTTTCACATAGTTTTGTATATTCAGATGTATAGATATTATCATCTCCATAATCTTCAATATCATTAAGATATTGAGTTATTCTTAGTGGTATATTATTTGAGAATTTCATAAATACGTTTTTTTAATTTAATAAAGGCTTCTTTAAGTTGTTTTATTTGAGAATTTAACCAACTTAATCTTTCACCCATACGTTTACCATTCATTGGATTAACAATATTTTCCTCAGGTATGTGTTCTTTTAAAGGTTTTATATATTCACTTCCAGCTAAAAATACAAAAGTATCAGATTCTGGTTTGATTCCTTTATCATTCATTTGAGATATAACAGTTTCAGCCCATTGTTCCTTTTGAGGTTTGTTAAAATCTTTAAGAGTCATATCATATGGCTCTAATTGTTTATCCAACGGTACTAGATGATGTTTAGCTGATAGGATGTACGTTTTGTCAGGTTTAAGAGATTCTCCATATGCTTTTGTTTTTTGAAACATAGGAGAGGGTGAGTATAAATCCTGAGCTGCCGCTGGTTTATCTAACTTTGCTTTGGTACAACTTAATAATACTACTTTTGCCATCTTGTTTTATTATAAATATAAACTGTTTTCTAATTGTTGATTTTTGTTTTTTGATTCAGATTTTAATATACTTTCAGCAACATATGTACCTTGTGCTCCTGATACTGTAATACCTCTTGCACTTAAAGCATCACCTACAAAATATATATCTGGGTAATCTTCTAAACTTAAATCATCATAATTTACTAGTGGTTCTGGGCTTAAGTATTTTACTTCAGGCATATAAATTCCCCAATCATTACCTAATGTTGGAAATACTGATTTCATATCATTAATAAAATCTTCAATGTATAAGGCATAATCACCTAAAGCATCATATAATGTGTCCATACTAGGTACTACTTCCACTTTTACATAATCACCTTCTGATGTTTTAGATGGTACTCTATTTGAATTAGGTGAATAAAATGTACCTTTACCATTCTTTTGTAATTTTTTAACTGCGTCTCTAGACCAATCAAAAGGTGCATCTATACCTCTAATTTCCATTAATATACCAAAATTAGTCATATCATTTCTATATGCTTCATCTTTTTTAGCGTGGCCATTATAACTATAATCTCCGTATGTGTGTTCTGCTGCTACATAAGCTGCATTATTATTAGTACAAAATGATCTTAATGAAACTCCTTTATCTTGAAATCTTCTATATAATTTAAAATCATATGAAATATCTATTAGTTTTTGAAAGTGTTTTTGTGGTGCTTCAAATCTAACCCCTATTTGAACTGCTTTAGGTTCAGTTTTTAATTCATATTTTTCAGCTAATTTTTTACCAAAATCTATTCCTGATTTACCTACACCAAATATTAAACGATCATATCTTTGAGTCCAATCACCATTTCCATTTACTTCTGTATATGATAAGTAATTTTCTTTAAAATCGATATTAGTAACTTTATTTTCCCAAATAAATTCAACACCATTATCAACTAAATATTTGTACCAATTTTTACCTATTTCATGTAAATAATCTGTACCAACGTGCCATACAGGGAATAATTTTAATCCAAAATATGGTTTTATAAATTCTGGTTCTGCTTCAGGATTTGAACATTGTACAGCTTCTGGTTTAGGGTGAAAACGTTTGAAATTATTAATGACTTGATCCATTAATTCCATTGCTTTTTCTTCACCGCAATATTTTGATAATTGACCTCCTACTTCAGTGTGGTATGTTAGTTTACCATCTGACCATCCTCCTGCACCTAACATTCCTGTCATTACTTCTTCAGGTAATCTATCATGTGGGTCTTTACCCATATCAATGATTTTGATTTTACCTTTATATCCATTATCTATAAGCTTAGTAGCTGCATTTATGTTTGCTACTCCTGCTCCTACCATTACTGTTACTTCCATCTATTTTTTGTTTTAAATATAATAAAAAAAAGTGGCGTCTCCAAACTAGAGACGCCACAACTGTCTAAATAATTTTTTTAAAAGCGACTGGCTATGAATCAGTCTATATGTTTTTAACCTTTACCTTTGCTAGCGTGATATCCTCTTAATGCTGCAGCCGCTGATTTTTTAGTTTTAAAATCTTGTGGCCATGGTTTACCTGTTTTACCTGACATTACTTCCCAATCATCATCTGATTTGTCTTTTCTTACATTTGAACCTGGAACAACATCTTCATCTACTTCTTCGTTTTCTGTATTTAAAGTTGGAAGTTTTTCTTTAGCTACTTGTGCTGGTTCTACTTCATCCCAAGTTTTACCTTTGTTTTTCTTTAATTCGTCTTCAATTCCTTCTTCTATTTCTTCATCTATAACTTCAGTCATTTTTCCACCTTTTTTAGTGAATTCTTTTAATAACTTTTCTTTTAATTTTTCAATTTCTTTTATAGATCTATGCATTTCTTTAACAGCTTGCTTTGATATAAGTTCTGATAGATTTTCATCTTCATTAACCATATTTAATCTATTAGTTTTAGCTTCTGCCATTTCAGCTAATTTATTAATTTTAGCTTCTAATGCTACTAATGCTGATTGCTTGTCTATTTCGGCTAGTTCAGCCATGTAACCTTTGGGTTTTTTACCTTCGTTAATAACTGTTTTTTCTTCTTTTGATTCTTCAGTTGTATATAACTTGTTTTCTCCTAAATATTTTTTTAAATCAAATTCTTTATTTTCAGAAATACCTTCTGAATCTTTTAGAAAATTAAGTAAATCTTCAAGAGTAATTATTAAACGTTGTGCTGGTAAATTACCTTGTAGGTATTGATTTAAATCGTCTATTGTTGCTTTTATTGATGCTGCCATTACTTTTTTATTTTAAGTTTTAAATCCGTTTGACCTTTTATAATCCTGTGGATTTGGCCCTTTGGTATAAATATATTATCTCCTTCTGTTAATGCCAAAGGTAGCTCATTATCTCGTTGAAATTGCCATCCTTTGCCTTCTAATACTGTTATTTTTCTGTCTTCTTGGTCTGTATGCCATATTAAAGACATTGGGTCTACGTCTTTGGAAAATGTTCTTGTTGTATTTTTGTCAGTGTAGGGGTTCATTAATACCTTTTTAATATTTTAAATTTTCTTACACCTGGTATTTTCATAATTTCTTTCGCTACATAGTCTACTGATTCAGAAGCAGATATATCATCCATTTTTGTAAATGGGTATGGGTCAATTTTTAAACTAATTATTGATTTTTCTTTAGAGGGATCTATTTTAACATCTCTAGAACCTACTACAGTTACACCTGCTAAAGCTCTCATATCTGATAGTATATCTCCTTGATCTCTATCAGATAAATCTGTTAGCATATAACCTTCAACTCTAAATATACTATCATAATCTATTTCATTTAATGAAGTACTAGCATATTTAGTCCAGTTTTTTTCAGCTCTTTGAGCCTCTTTTTCATATGGGTGGTTTTGATATGTAGCACCCTCATCATAAAGTTTCTTAAATTCTTTTTGATCTTGTATTGTATGGGTATGTTCATGTAATAATGATCTTATAATATCTTCTTCAGTTAACATTTTTTCTGAATAAAGATAAATTATATTGTCATAAGGATCATATTGAGCATCAGGATTACCTTGTTCTCGTTTTAAATCTTCAACTCCTACAGCTCCAAGTCTATCCCAAATGTTTGGATGTACCTCAACAGGTTTAATTTGACCTCCTAAATCTTGAACAATTAGAGGGTATACTCTATCAGATATCTCTTGTATATCAATTTGAGATAGTGATTCATTTACTTTTTTTGATTTTTTACCCCAAGTTTTACCTTTACCTTTATCTTTACATTTTGAAGGTGTTGGTCTACATGATGGATATTTAGATCTTTTTTCACCTTTTTTTCTACCACAAGATTTGTATTTCTTTTTTCCTGTTTTAGGATCTTTTTTTCCTGTGTTGCAATCTACCCATCCTGTACCTTTATTACGTTTGAACCATTTATGTAAGGATTCATCTTCTAATAAAACATCAATTGTTTCTTTTAAATCTTTCCAAATTTTACCATCTCTACATCTAACAACTGCTCCTGATTTATAAGCTGATGGTTTATCAAATTTATTGTCAGCTATACGTAAACATCTATCACGTTTAACTTTACCATCTTTACCTTTTTTTCTTTTAGATTTAGAACGTTTTTTCTTTTTCTTTTTACGACCTTGTTTTTTCTTTTGTTCAAAAAGAAGTTCTTCTAAAATAGCATCAATTCTATGTTCTATTAATGGTTTTTTCATTTTACCAAAATGTATTCATTTTAGAACCTAAACCTAATTGTTCAGCATATCTAGGCAAATTACATGACCAATATCCTGCTGTGGTTCTGTCTTTTTTATTTTTACAATTATGACGTGCTGCAAATCTTTTTCTTGCTTCAGCATTTTTAATTTTTGCTCTTAAGCCACCTGAACCGAATGATACTTTTTTGATTTTTTTAGTCTTTGGGTCTCTAACATATACATAATATGCTTTTGAACCCCCTCGTTTTGGTTTGCCTAATGGTGGGTCTTTTTTTTCTTTTTTCTTTTTCTTTTTCTTTTTAGCTTCGTCTAATGATTTACCTAGTAATTTATCTATATCAGCTTGAACTTCTGCTGCTTTTTCTTTATCTCCTTTATTATAAAAATCGTTTCTAACATTTTGAAGATGTTCTATGTAATCTTTTTCTAATTCTTCGTCTAATGATTCTTTTAAATTTACTGTTATACCTCCACCATTATTAGGTGTAGCTTGAGCCTTTGGCATTTTATCTCGAAATGTTCTTATAATTTTTTCTTTATGAACATCTTTCATATCAAATAAAGTACCATCAGGATTATATCCTTCAGGGTGAATTATAATCCTATCACCTTCAAGTTTATATGTGTAATCAAATTCAAAATCAGGTCCAAATAAATCCTTTATGATTCTACCTGCTCTAGCTTTATTGTATTCAAAGGCAGCTTCGTCTTCATTTAATATTGAAGTTGATAAATTAACATTTACATTATTCCCGCCTTTTAAATAGTCTAAAACAACTAAATAATCTTCATCTGATAATATTAGGTCAAAATTGTCTATTTTATATTCTATTCCTTCTTTATCTAAGATTTTTGTTGCTAATTCCATATCAGATAAAGTACCAGGTTTAAATGTAATAGCTTTTTCTTCATTTAATGATTCTTCAAATAAATCATCTACACTATCACCTTGAAGATATCGATTATATAAATATTTTGCGTCTTTTCTTACTCGTTCATCACTTGGATATTCATCAGGTGCTGCCCCAGCCATCATATCATCTCTAACCATTTGAATAAAATTATTATAGGTTAGTTTTTTCTCTTCATTTACCATAGGCATATCTAAAGGTACTTTTTCACCTTCATACATTCCAAAATTACCTAAATGTGTTTCTAATATTGCTTGATCGTCTTCAGATACATCTATTAATCCACGTACCCATAATTTTCTAGCTTCATTTATTAAAGCAAAATGTTTTTCTGATCCTATTCTGTATACTGATTCGTGTAATGGGATTTTGTTTTCAACGTGGTAGGTTAAGCCTTCTGATATTGCTTTTTTGATTCTACCTTCTGTTATGATAGGTGATTTTTTAGCACATCCACCACAACCACAATTACAGTCTTCTTTAGGTTTAACTGTTAGTACTTCTTTTATTAGTGATCTTAAACGTTCCATATTAATAAATATTATATTTCTGTAGCATTACGTTTAAAGGCTTCAGTATAGATTCCAAATCTAGCGTTTTTTATACCAAACTGATTTCTATTTTTTCTCATTGTTACGTAAAAATAACACTCATAATCACCTTCTGGTAGATTTGGGTTTAAAATAGTATGATTACTTTCTAATTTAAATACTTTTTCTCCTTTAGATCCTTTAATTTCATCAAAAGTTAAAGGGCCTTGAAGTAAACCTTGAACATTATTTATACCATAATTGCTTTTTGGTTCAAAATCTAATCCATAAACTGTTCTTCTTATTATTTCTGGTGATTGTACTTTTCTTCTATATCCTTTATTTCCAGGTTCTATAATATCAGAATCAGGTAATGCTTCTTTAACAGCTTCAACAAAATCCATAACTTCAGAATATTCCTGTAAATCAAAAACACCACCATATTGTTGAAAATCTTTAGCTGTTGAACCTGCTTTGTGGGATACAAATATTTTTCTATTTCCTTCAGCATCATCAAAAGAAAAATCTGCTTTAGGTGTTTTTGGAACTGTAGTGGCAGTAACTATGTTATTATATGTTACACCATTAAATAATATACTAACAGGTTTGCAATTATCAAGTTTATTAATTCCTAAAACAGCATCTGCTAGACAAGCATCTTCAACTCTAGTTCCAGAGCCGGCTCCTCTACCACCATAATCTTTAGTTTTTGATAATTGATTAGTACTTATTTTAACATCTTTATCATCAATATCTCCTTTAACAAAAAGTGTTCCTTTATTTGATATTATACTATTAACTACTTCTTCAACATCAGCATTTAAGTCAAATTCATTACCTTTATCAATAATACTTGTTATATTAATTATTTCTCCATTAACAGTTTCAAATGGTTTCTTTTCTTGAATTTGAGTTACAAATAATCTAACTCTATCTTCATATTTTTTTAACTCACTCCTGGCTAAGTTTGTTTCTTTTAGATTAACTTTAATATTAAGTCCATTAAGAATATTTTCTAATAACAAAATATCCTGTTCATTATTCATATCAGGATATCCTTTATCAAATTTATAAGAATATTTTTTAAATAATTTATCTAAAACCTCCATTTATGTTATGTTTCTATATCTACATTAGTTTCATCATCTATAACTACTTCCTCACCTCCAGTATCATTAGTTGCTTCTACATCAGTATCAGTTGAAGTATCAATATCAGTTGATTCTTCCTCTGTTGAAGCAGGTCCATAACGTAATATACGAGCTATTGCTTCAACAGCACGTTCTTCTTCAGGAAGATTTAATAAATAATATTTTTTACCTTCAACTTGTGCTATCCAACTTCTTCTCATCCATATTAAATAAAATTCTTCATCATTTTGAAGATTAATTCTAAATGTAGTTGGTCTTGGAGCTACCCAATCAATAGAAGCTATAAAAGAATCAAAATCTGATGTTAACAAGTTTAAAATTACCTCCTTAAGTTCAGGGAATTTTGTTAATTCATCAAATTCAACAGCAGCATATTCAGCCTTTTTTCGGTCTTGAATAACCTTAACTGTTAAAGTTTTAATTTTATCTTTTAATTCTTCAACAGTCATTATTTTCTAAGTTCTTTAAAAATACGTTCTTTTAATTCAACACCTCTACCTTTTAAGATATCAGCTTTAGTTATTTTTCCATCTCCAGTTAAATCTGGGAATGATTCTTCTATATCATCGTCATCATCTGTATCATATCCATCTAGATTATAAAAACCTAATTCTTCTAGTTCTTGATTTGAAAAATCATTTTCTAAACTTTTTCTAAATTCAGGAATGTTTTCAATCCATGATGTTAAAGCCTCTACTGCTCCTGGGTTGTCGTTAAAAAAATGATTTAAATCATCATATCCTAAAGATTCAGTAACATTTTCTATATCACTAGTACCATAATATCCTTCTTTAACAGGTCCTTTAAGCGCTGTTTTAATTAGTTCTGTTAGTCTTGTATTTTCCATACTTTCATTTTTTGATAAATTTGTGTCACTACACATTTCTTTAGCTTGAGCTTTAGATAATCCTTTTGGTCTAGATTTAGAATCTACTTGAGCACACGCCCATTTTCTTTGTTTTTCAGTTTTAGATTCTTCTACATTCTCATCTTTTTCCTTTTTAACTAAATTAATAGCTCTACCTGTGGCCATACCATCAGGATTTGGTCTACCAAATTTAGGATCAATATACTTTAAAAGTTTTTTCTTATCACCTTTAAGCATGCCTGAATATATTTGTTTATATTTGTCTTTGACTTTAGCTGTTTGAGAAGGTGTTAAACCTTCTGTTATGATATTTTTAATTAAGGATTTAATTTGTTCTGTTGTTATTTGACTAGCTACATCTTTCTTTGAAAGATAAGTTTTAGTAAACACATCTAATCCTTTATCTTCATCTTCTTTACCTTTGGTTTTACTTTTATCAAATGATGATTGAATATCTTTATCATTATCAAGAGCTCTGATAGCTCTTAAAAACCCCTGTTCAAGCTCTGAGAATGAAGTTCCTGGGAAGAATTGTGTATCAGGATCATCTTGGTCAAAAAATATTTTTACAAGTAAATCTACAATATCATCAAATTTAGTTAAAGCATTTATTCTTCTTGGTAATTGAGAATCATTAGCTATTGTTTGAATTGCTTTTTGAACTTGTTTATTAGTTTTTGTAACATCTTCATTTACTTGTTTTATGTTAGATTCAGATTTTAATTGATTAGCTATATTTTGTTTTTGTTCTCTATTATTATCTTTTATTTGTTTTAATGCTTTTTGTAAAACTCTTTTTAAGAGATTTTTATCATTTTCAAATTTAGGGTTAACAAATGATAGAATTCCTAATATAAAAGGATCTATTTCTTGGGTTTGATCTAATTGTTTAAAATCTATTTGTAAAGCTTTTAACTTTTCCATCCTATCTTCTATAGCAAATAGTTTAGGATCATTAACAAATTCATCATCTGTACTTTTAGATGTTGATGTTGTTTTAGTTTTTTCTTTATTTTTCTCAAATTCTTTATATTCATCATCATCCATGAACATATATTTTCCACTTTTTTCATCAGTAGAAAATCCAATACCTTTTAGTTTTGATTTATCCTCATCACTTAATTTACTTTGATCAAGTACACTTAATCTTTTTCCATCTTTTTGAGAATTAGATTTGTACATACTTCCTAATAAAGCTATAATATCTATTTTTTTAGCTGTTATATCTTCATCTTTAATCATATCATCTATAATGCCCTCTTTTAAAGATTGCAGTACAGTTTCAGTTAATCCTAATTTAGCTGCTGATTTGCCTTTTTTACCAAACCCAGTCATTTTAGCTTTAGCTCTAATAGAAAATTCTACACCTGTAGCTTTGGCTACTTTCTTTAAAAAAGCATTTGGTGATTTTCTAATTGTTACTATCAGTTTAGCTAATTTTTTTAATTCATTAGATGCTTTTTCATTTTTTAAAATATCATCAAGCTGGCCAGTTAATTCACTTTTAATACCTTCACTTTTAAGTTTATCATAAATGTTTAATGAAGGATTTATTTGGTGTAAAATAACAGCAATTTGATTATGACGATTCATATTATCAAAATTGTCTGTTTTAGCTATATCAACTCCTTTTTCTTTTGGTGATGTTGAAGTTGTTGATTTTGAATCTGTTTTTGAAGATGGAGAATCTTTAGCAGTTAACCTTTTCCCATCATCTGGTTTGTATCTAGTATATAAGAAATTATATATTAGATTTGGAATATCATTTGGTGTTTCTGTTGGTGGAACATCTTCAGCCACTATATCTCCTATACTTACAGTCTCAAATGAACTTTGAGTTCCCATATTATCAACAGCATCTTGTACTGTTTGGTTCGAGACACTATTATGAGTATCTACTTTATTGTAGTTAATGTTAACTTCTACATTATCTCCTAAAGCATTTTTAATAATTTTTGTGATTTGTTCTCCAACTAGTTTACTAATTTCTTCAGCTGTGCTTATCCTTCCATCTATTAAATCATTACCATCATTAGCTTGATTACTATCTCCATCAGCTTGATTTGATACAGTTCCTCCATAATCAATATTAAAATCAAATGATGTTACATTTTTACCTTTTAAATCTTCTAATTTTTTATTTAGATCTTCTAATCCATTACCAACAAGATCTTTAACTATTTCACTTTTTTGACTATCTGAAAGTTCATATTCTCCTACATCATAAGTTTGAACTGCTGCACTATTAGTATCAGTATTATCTAAATTAGTATCACCAATATTTACATTAGCATCATCTAAGGCTTGTTCTACTTGATCTACTATACTATCAAAAGTTGAATTAGCAGCATCTGTTCTAATAATTTTTACATTTCCTGTTTGAACATCATCTGTGTCTGTTAGAGCGCTTCCATCACCATCTTGTAAAAAATCTGCATAGGGGTCTTGAGCTGTGCCTGCCTCTCCACCTTTTGATACGTTCTCGTCATCCCCAGCTAATTTTTCTATGTCAGCAACTCCTAAAGCAACACTTCCAATACCAATACTAGCAAAAAGAACTCTTAATAGTTTTTCTGTCCAGGGATATTTGTCAAACATTTTACGAGCCCACATTCCCTCTTTAGATTCTTCTACCTCTTCAAAATATTCTTTTGAACCAATAAATCCTGGCATTCTTATTAGGTCTCCATTTCCATCTTCAAATGAATCAGGAGTTGATACTACATATATTACATTGGGTTTTAAAATTCCATCCTCTTTTCCTGCATCATCATTATATACAGGCATATCATTAGCTGTAAAATCTTCTATTTTTTCTCCTTTCCAAGTGAAAGTATCACCAGGTTTTAGTGATTTAATTTGTTCTATTGAAGTAAATTCACCTAAGTCTTCTTCATTTAGGTTTTTCTTCGTTTTTAATATTTGGATAGTTCTAAGAAGTTTTTGTGGGTCTAAATCTTTAGGAATTGAAGTTATATCTTTAAAAAACTCTTTTGTATCCTTAGTTTTAGATTTTACATCATCTATAGTATCTTTTATTTTTGATTTTACTTTAGATGGTATTTTTGAAAATTTAGATTTTAATTTTTTAAGAAAATTTTCATTTAAGTTTTCTTTTAGAATATTATTTTCTTCACAATAATTTTCAATTGCGATTTCCATTAATAAACCCAAAAAATCCTCACTAGTAGATGTGTCTTCTAGTAAAGGATTTTCTGAAAGGTATTTTCTCAGATCAAAATCTTTCATTTTTTAAGCTTTGTCTTCTGCTACTGATGCTTTTTTATATTCACCAATTAGCTTTTTTATTTTTGTCGCTGCACTTCTTGCTCGGCCATGTGCTGCTTTACTGGTTTTTGAGTGTTCTAAAGACATCTCAGTCCATAACTCGGCCATTTTCATATAGATTTCATTTGAATTCATAACAATTTAATTTAAATATTTAACAAAAAAGATTTTTGGTCTTATTTTGGTGCTTGTGCTAAATAATCTCTAGCAAACATTGTAATGGTATTATTTATTTGGTTTACCATTTTTTCATTTTTCTCAGCGTCTGCTCCTAAACTTGGGACCATTTCTTGGGCCTTAGTTAAGAGACTTAATACAGCTGCTTTTTCTGAACTTTCACCTGCAATTTCACCATCTACTTCTATTTCCGCTTTTGATGATTCATCATCAACATCAATTTCTTTTTCAATATCAGCTTTTACTGTAGTGTCATCTTTAACTTCAACATCAGTATTGTTTTCAATTTCTTCAGTTTCATCTTCAGTTAGGATAGATGTAATTTTTTCTTTGATTAATGATTTAAGACTTTCTTTAGTAAGTTTTGGCTCTTCACCTTCTTTACGCATTTTGTAAATTTCATCCTCAGTTTTTTTCTCTTCTGGATTTGTGTCTACACGATTGTCTACTTCTTCTTTTCCATCAACCATTTCATCATAAGAGGCTTCTTTAACTTCTTCTTTTTCTTTCTTTAGATCTTCTTCATCTTCACCTAAATCATCAGATAAATCTTCTAATTCTTTTTTGATGTTTTCAATAGCACCTTCATGGTGTTTAATCTTTTCTTTAAGAGTCTCGTGTTCCATGTCTTTCTCATCTAACTCGTCCTCTTTTTTATCTAAAGCTTTTTTAGCTTCATCATCTTTTTCTTCTTTATCTTCCTCAAGTAAAGGGTTTTTATAAAGAAATTTTCTTAAATCGAATTCGTTCATTTTATTAAGTTTTTAAAATATTTAAATATACTGATAAATATATAAGAGTTTGTTATCTATGCGATTTATGCGCTTTTGTTTTTAAAAATCACTCATTTTTAGATCATTAAGACGATCAATAATTGTGTCTATATAATCTCTAGTTAAAAGAGTTGGATTAGAATCCATATCTTCCATAGCTTGTCTAATTACTGTCTTAACAGCATTTCTTTCATAGTCAAAAGACATTCCTTTATCTTCTTTTTCAAAATGGGTTCCTATAACTTTATCATATAAAGCTCTATTTGATTTTTCATCAATATTAGTTTCTTCAGTTTCTTTTAAATATTGGTCTTTAAACCATTTTCTGTGATTGAAATTATCTTCCATAATCTTTATTTTTCTTCAGTTGTTTCTTTTTTTACCCTAGATTTAGTTCCTCTTTTTGATGCTGACATCATTAATCTTTCTTCCATACGGGCTAATTTTTCTCTTAACATTGTATTTTCTTCAATTAAAGCATCAATTTTATGTTCTAATTCTTCTATTTTATGTTTTAAATCAACAATTACTTCAGACATCAACTTGTCTTTAGCTCTTGCGTCTTTTGTAGCTTTTTCTTCGTTAAGCTCCATTCTTTTTTTCCATAACTGCCATATCTCTTTAACACCGAGAGCACTTGTTATAGCTGTTAGGACACTAAGTAATATTTCATTATCCATTTTTCTTTTTTTAAAAAGTTAGTTTATACATTTTAAACTTTTATTAAAAGATAACCCTTCATACTGTTATAAATATTGAAAAAAATTAGGGAATTGCATTAATTTTATTTCTTAAGACTTTTTAGATATTCTATTCCTTCACGTAAAGCTTCTTCTGCTCTTTCTTTATTTACACCACCAACCCATTTTTCAACTTCACCAGATTCTGTCACAAAACCATCATTACTTTCAGCCATTTTTAATTTCATAAATGATTTATATTGTTCTATAAGTTTATCTATTTCTTTGTTTTCTATTTCTTTAGTATGTTCTTTATATTTTCCGGAGATTTTTAGTTTGGTTTCTTTTTCTTTTGTACAATTTAAACAAGCCCCATGTGCTTTATAATAATGAGGATCTAATTGTTTATTCATTATTTTGTTACAGGAAGGACAAAATAAAGGGACGGCTGATTTTTTAAATTTATCTAATTTGGTTATGTTTTCTTTAACACCGTCCCTTATAGTCCATGTTCGGCCATTTTCTTCCCAGATATCTCCTTCTTTATGGAATTCTTCTTTTTTGGTATATCCTATACCTTGACCTGTACGTTCTGATCCTTTGCCTTTGACTAAGTTTCTTAAACGTTCAACATCTTTTTTATTGAATTCTTTCTTTAGGATATTATCTTTCATCTTCCTTGTCCTCTATATTTCTTTTTATATAATTTTGAGGCTTTAAGACTTGAGGTTTTAGATTTTGAATGAACCCCTTTTCTTTTTCTTTTTGCCGTTTCTGTTTTAGATGTGGAATATGCTGCCATTTTTAACTTTTCATTGCGAGTAAAAATTCTCTAACACCTATACCAAATGCTATACCAGCATAAAGTGGGTTTTTATCCATTAGTAATAGAGCTCCTACTGCACCTGCAGCTGCTGCTCTGAACCATGATGAGTTTACTATTGCTTTTACTTTGTCCATAATTTAATTATTTAATTATAATCCTAACTCTTTTAACTGCTTTATAGTTGAAGCAGCTGAGGTATGTAGGATTCCTATACCTCCTTTAGCGTTCCATTCATCAATGGTCGGCTTAAGATCATCTATTAATATTGCGTTTTCTTTAGCATAATCTTGTTTATTAGCTCTTGGAGCTAAAATTAAATTTGTTCCTGTTGCATTTTTATCAACCCATTCTTGTTTTCCTTCTTCAGAACTAACATCAAATGAAGGTGAGGATAATAATGAATATAAATTAGGTTTAATATAATTATATAAAGTCTCACCATCAGGCATCCAGGGCATATCAGCCCAAAATTTGGTACCTGCCCTATCAATTATTTTCCAAAAACTGTTAGTACTATATTTGGTTTTATATTCATTTGGTGACATGCCTGAGGTTCTATTTTTACTACGAGTTAGATTTCTAAATTGTTGTTCAAAATCACATAATACACCATCCATATCACAATATAATGTGTATTTTGATGGTTCTAAATCTTCAATTATTTTAGTATATATTTCTTTAAGTCTTATCACAACCACAATTTTTGTTGAATATAACATCTTCTTCTTGAGGAGCCAAACTTTTAATGTCTTCTTTTACAGGTTGGGGATTATCTTGTATTAATTCTCTGGCAAATTGATTTAAACCAAATGGATCTTTTTGCTTTTTAGTTTCCTTAAGATTTTTAAATGTAGGAACAATTTTAAAAGCATTAGGTTTTTGTTGTACTTCATAACTTTTATTAAGTCTTGATATTTGTTTATCTAAATACACTTTATATAATCTGCCTCTTTTACTAAAAACAGTATATTCTACTTCTTCACTATCCTCTACTTTTGGTTCTATCCATATCATACTAATATAAAAATATTTATCCCATTCATTAATCCAATTAATTATAATATCTGAGAGAGTTGCCATTACCGCGTATTGTTCTCCTTTATTAGTAGGATCCATTCTTAAATTACCAATTGTAGTAAAATCTATTTCTACATTTAATTCTTTAGAATCAGAATCATGTTCGACTTCAAAATTAACTACATATTTAGTACCTAAATCTGTTTCAAATTCGTATACATTTTCAGTTTCAATATCATCTATTCTGTCATCTTCATCAGTAATTTCTTTAAAGGATTTTGCATCTATTCCATATTTAGTTTTCTTATAACTAAATACTTTTGAACTAGCATCACCTATTTCATTTAAACTATCATCAATTAACGTAGTTTTAATTTGAGATTTATAAGGAAGTAAATTTACTAAAAATAAATCATTAGATTCTATAGCATTTATTTTTTCTTTATCATCTAAATTTGATATAGATTCAAAATCATCATCATCCCCATAATCTCTATCTCTAACTGATACAAATGCATCTAAAGGAATATTGGAAATTTCTACATATTTATCTTCATATTCTCCTGTTTTAAAATTATATGAATAATCTAATGCAAAATCTTCATCATTAGTAACATTAGTGACTTTATCTATAAAATTTTTATCTTTCCAAATTTTTTCCCATGCATCTCCTGTTATGCCACTATACATTGTAAAAGTAAATTGGGAAGATTCATTTAAACTAGATACCTCTTCTCCATCCATATTATCAGTCCAGTTTCTAAAAACCATATTACCTCTTGTATATGCTTCTCTTTCTATATCATTTAAATGGTCATCATCATTTGTATTTGTAGTATTAATATTATCTAACCTACCTTCTAAATTTTGAATATGATGTATCATTTCATGAGCAAATGACCTAGCTATATCTTTTGGATGTCTACCTTCTGTATATAATACTACTTCTTGAGTGTCAGGCATATAATAAGCTGTTTTTCCTAAAAATTGAGATGCATTTTTAACATCTGAATGTTTAAATATAACTCTAGGTAAAGGTAATATATTCATACCCTTATCTAACATATGTTTAGTTAAATCTTTTATTTGTTGTTTATAATCGATTTTACTAGAATATGTAGCATTTTCGTTTATTGGTTCCTTTTCTAATTCAGGGTGAAATTTCATATAAACTTCTCTAGCATCTGGTTTTATAGATTTTCCATCTACTTCAACTTCTACAGGGTAAATTTTAGCATCATCTCCATACCAGTAATTCATTTTATATCCACCTTCTTCTGTTAATTCTACTATTAAACCCCTATCATAATCTTCATCTTCAGCTTGTAAAATCATTTGTTCTCCTCTTGGAAGTACAAAATCAGTTTTATCAATTATATCCTCATTTATTGGAGATAGTGGTTCTGTTGATTTAGGCGTTGATTTTTCAATATTATTAGTTGATTTATTGTTAAGTATGTCCAATATATAATCAAATTCTTCATCAGTTAATTTTTCAGGTAACATACCTCTTAAACTCTTTTTATCTCCTGATAGGAAATATTCTCTTGCTTTTGTTCCACTAGTATCTCCTACAGTTGATACTTCTTCTACTACAACATTATCACTATATTTCTTAGCATATTCTTGTCTATATTGAACATCTTGAGCATCTTTTTCATTTCCTTCTCTAGAACCTACAAAAATATATACTTTATCATCTTTATGTTTTCTTAGATAATCTTTATAATAACTAAACATATCTGCTTTTATAATATCTGTTTTTACAGGTATAAATCTTTTATATATGTTCCAAATTTTTTCTGATTGGTTAGGTGTTATGCCATCTCTTATTCCTCCACCTATTATTATTTTTACTCTATCAATATCCTCTAAATGTTTTAATAAACCATTTTGTACAACTTGTAAATGACCTTTTGTAGGAGGTTTAAATCCCCCACCAAATAAAGCTACAGACTTTTCTTTTTTTTCTTCTTCTTCATTTAAAATATTATTAACTAAGAATTCACTCAAACCATTAGCACCTATATACTGTAGAGCTATGTTAGTAGCTTTATCTAAATCAGTTGTATCACCTATATCTTTAAGAGTAGATGAAATATCATTATAAACTTTATTTTTTTCTTGAATGTTTTTTAATTTATTTTTCATTTTAGAAGCATATACTTCTTTCATTCCATTCCTTCTACCTACTTTAACAGAAGGCATCAATTCGTTATATTTTTCAAAATATTTTTGATACTCTCTTTTTAATATTTCTTCATCACCTTCTTCTAAAAATCTTAAATTTAATTCTTGTACTTTAGAATTAAAGTCTTCTAATTGTTCTGGGGTTAAATTAGATGGTTTTGCCACCATTTGTGATGATGTATAATATTCAGGATCTTTACTTATAATACCTTCAATATGTTTTTCTAAGGCTTTTCCTCCTTGTTGAGCAGCTTTATTAAAGGCATTTATTTTTGATTGATCTGTGCCTGGTTTATCTGTGTTGTTTACTAAAATAAAATTATCACCAAACATATTTTTATAATTTTTAACATGATCATTATTATAAGAATCAATCCATGTTTTTAAAACAACATATGGTGGTAAACTTTCTTCTCCATCTTTACCTGCTCTTGAAAAATTTTGTTCAAATGATACACTTGGGTGGGCATACACCATAATCATTAAAACATCATAACCTGCATTTTTTAAAGCTTCTATTTTAGATGGGTTTGTAGCTGTAGTATCCCATATTATATTTGGTTTATCCTCACTTTTTGTTAAACCATCTATTTGTTTATTAATTTTACTTCCTGCTGCTGCTAATGATAATCTTTGTTCTGGATCTGGGTTCCTAGCATATTGGTCAGGATTTAATATTACCCAACCTTTAGATTCAGCTGCTTTTTTGAATTTATCAGTCACAAAAGTTTTACCAACTCCTGCACCACCCGCCATGATTATAGCTTTAGGTTTTTCTTCCTGTTCTTTTAAATTAACTAAATTTATCATATGATATAAATATTAGTCCTTTTTCTTCACTTGCGTTCTGAATTCAGTAAATATTGGTGAGTGTCTTGGGTTTTCTAGGTCAAATAGTTTTTTAACTGTTTGAAATATATCTATGTTTTCATCTTGTGTACGTTTTGATTCATACATTTCCCAACCTTTCCCTTGAATTTTACCTTCTTTAGGTCCACGTTTGGATGATTTTAACCATAGAACTCCTAGTCTATCTATCTTTTTTCCAAAACACTCTTCATAACATTTGGCGTAAACAGCGGTCTGCAAATCGTAAGTCGTTTGTAAATGGTTTGATGTTTTAAAATCTATAATCCATAGTTCATCATCTATTTCACATACTAAATCACAGGTACCTGCTACTTTTAGTTCATCTGAGAATAGATGTACTTCAGCTTCTAGTAGTGTTGGGTTATATTCTTCCCAAAAATCCACAAATCTTAAAAACATTTGCCATACATTTGGGTCACATATTGGATTGCCTGATGGTGATAAGAAATTTAATTCTTTACCATTTAAATAATCTTCGCACATTTCGTGTACTTGAGTTCCTTCTTCTGCTGCTTTTTTAACAATATAATCAGCAGAATATCCTACTTTTTTAAGCCAATCTTGAAAAAATTTACCTTTTGGGTAATAACTTAAAACATAAGTTATAGAAGGATAATATTTACCATTTCTTCTATAATATCTAGAATCTGGTAATGTTATTTGTTTTGCATCCTCAGATATTTCTAATATCCTATTGTATTTCTTCTTAATATTTCTTTTACTCATATTAATGAGATTTTCTTCTCCATTAGCTCAAATTCGTCTATTGGTTCAGTGTTTTGAATTAGTTTTGTAAAATGAGAGAATCCCATTTCATTTGGATCTTTTCCATCTAATTCTACAAGATATACTTCTTTACCTTGATTTAATAAATATTCACAATGTTTAAGTGCTTGTTTTATAGCATCTGTATCTAATGCTATATAAATCTTTTTAACAGTTGATTCCACTATCCTTTTTAATAAATTTTTTTGTATATTCTTACCCAATAAAGGTATAGCATTACGTTTTATTGTCATAGCATCAAATGGGCCCTCACATAATATTAAGGGTGAACCCCAATTTATGAATAATTCAAATGGTATTATGTCTCTTGAACATTCTGGGTTTCTGTATTTTATAAATGGGTCTTTTTCAAATGAACGACCTGTGAAATAATTTAATTCACCATTTTGATCATATGATGGTATAACAATCATATTTTTATATCTTCCAAAATCACAAAAACCTAAATTATATTTTAACATATCATCATCTGAAATGTTTCTATTTTTAAGGTAATTGTATGCTCTTCTAGCTGTAAGACCTGAGGTACTTAATATTGGTTTAAATTCCTTAGGTAATTCTACATTATTTTCTATTATAACTTCTTCAACTTCACTACCCGTTTTAACTAATTTACCTAATTCTATAAATTTACCTGATGGTGCTTTTAGTAATTTAAATAAACCTTTTATAGTTTTACCTTTTTTACCACAAACCCAACAATGCCAAGGATTATGTCCTTTTTTATTTTCTGTAAAGTTAATTTCTAGTTTTGGTTTATGATGATTGCAGAATGGACAGTGATAAGATTTATTACCTCTGGCTGTTCTTTTACCATTACCTATAACAGTATCAACTAAATTAACTAATAGTTCATTTATCACAGTGTTTAATATAACATTAATTTATTGGGATGCCAAATCTTTTGTAAAAAACTTACCTAAAATATTATCATTAAAATATTTATCTGGATTTTCTAAAACTTGATAAACAAATTGGGTTTGTGTTTCATAATAAGTAAGAAGTTTTTTGTTTGGTGCTATTTTTAATATACACTTTTCAAAATTTTCTATAGGTTCTGATTTTATTAGCTCTAAAAGAGGTTTATTAGAACCATAATAAGTTTTCCAATCTGATTCTTTACTAACACGTTTGTGGGTTGGTTTTCTGCCTTTAACACCTTCATACATTGCTAAATCTTTTTTAGTTACTTTTACTTTACGATTATGTATAAGTACTTTTTTACCTATATAAGATTTTCCAGAAGGTATATGTGTTATTCTATATATAAATCCAAATGTGTTTTTTGGAAATTGAGAATATTCAGTTATTTCATCTCCATGATAAGTCCAATTCATATAAATGTTTTGGTTAATATTTAAGGTGTTTGTACCTGAATGGTTCCACCCATAGCTCCATGTTTGCTACAATAGTAAAAAAGTTTATTATAAAAATAATTTTGTGGTATTGTTAATACAATACTATCATTTGGTCCAGCAACAGCCTCATTTATATTGTTTCCAGAATCTGCTATGATATCTATTTGGAAAGGATGGGCTTTATTAATTCTTGAAGCATCAAAAATGTAAGTAGATCCTCTAAATAAAGTTAAAGTAGGTTGTTGTACTCCATCAATAGTATATTTATTTTCTCTGTTACTATCTTCTATTATATTTACAACAAAGAGGTTTTGGTTTGTAGTATCGTCTCCAGTGTTATCATCTCCAGTGTTATCATCTCCAGTGTTATCATCTCCTGAGTTATCATCTCCTGAGTTATCATCTCCTGAGTTATCATCTCCTGAGTTACCGTCTATTCTATCTCCTCCATCTTCATCTGCTGAATCACCATCTGGATCTGGGGTTGGGTCTGGGGTTGTATCATCACCAGTGTTATCATCTCCTGAGTTACCATCTGTTCTATCTCCTCCATCTTCATCTGCGGAATCACCATCTGGATCTGGGGTTGGGTCTGGATCTGGGGTTGGGTCTGGGGTTGTATCATTACCATCTGTTCTATCTCCTCCATCTTCATCTGCGGAATCACCATCTGGATCTGGGGTTGGGTCTGGATCTGGGATTGTATCGTCACCATCTATTTTATCACCATCATCACCATCTTCATCAAGTGTTGGGGGTAGTACTATAAAAGGACCTAATGGGTATAATAAATCACCATTTTCATCATTTCTAGTTCCTAAAACATATTCTCCTTCAGGAGTGGTTTCATCTATTGTAATATTAAATGCTACTACTGTACCTGTAGCTGATGTTTCTACTGAGTTAAGAGTATAAATAAGTTTATCTACACTATTATTTGTAATCCATTCTTGATTTAGTAAAGTACTTGGACTAAATGTTACATCTGCCCCAGTAAATGTAATAGTCACTGTTTTTCCCTTTTCTGCTTGTGTAGGGCTCATATCTGTAAGCCTTGGTTCTGGAAGTGGGTCTGGTGTTGGATCTTCTGGTGTGCTTATAACATAATTTTCTGATTGTATTACAGGATGCATACTTCTTATTCTTGATTTATGAAATAAACGGTCACTATTTTGTTCATTATAATGTTTATTTAAAGCTTCTTCGGCTTCATTTTCATCATTAGCTAATATTACATGTACAACTTTAATAGTATTGGTTTGTTTTTTAACATTATCTCTTATTTTTACAACAGCATGGACAACCCATTGATTTAATAAATCTGAAGTAGTTGTTGATTTGTTTGTATTACCATCACCTGTAGTTTCTTCATTCCCTTTCCCATCTGAGGTTGCGTCTTCAGAAGACTTTGCTTCTGTTCCTGCTTCTGCGGCTACAGTAACTGTTGTTTCGTTATTTTCTGGGGTAGAATCTATTTCGGGCATAATTTAAATTTAAATAGGTTGAGGTTTAAAAAGTTTTTCTATTATAGCATACATTCTATCAACACCATATACAGTTCCATCAGCTCTTACAACTGTTATTCTATAGAATGGATAGTTTGAATCTTGAGGAGACTTAATAGTAATTATACCTGTTTCATTATCACCAAAATTAGTGTCAATATCAAATTGACCATCTGCTGCTAATTTATCAAAATATGAATATGTACCTTCATTATTATACACAATGTTAACATCTCCAGATAATGGATTAGCTAGAATAGTACATTTAAGTTCAGGGTCAGCGTAATATAAATCAATATAATCATCATCATAAAATGTTTCTTCTTGGTTATAAGGTATTTCTACCATATGGGCTCCCATAATTTGAAAATCTTGGCGACCTTTAGAACCTGATGGTAAAGATAATACAGCAGAGCCTGATATTATTACTGCTTGTTCTCCTTCTTTTTCAGCTTTTCTATCTATTTCTAGTGTCTTTGAAATTTTTTGAGAACCAGAAACAAATAAATTATAAAAACCTGGAGATGATGTATCTCCTATTGTAACCCCTCTTGAGAAATGACTATGTCCGTCACCTGCCCTAAAACGATTACAAAGACTACCTGAGTAATCTAACATATCAATTAAACTATTCCCAGTACCTAATTCTGTTAATTGAATAATTTTTACTTTGGGGTTTTGATTGTTGTATAAACTTACCATGTCTGAGTTTGAAGCTGATGACATTACGTTTAATACTGTTTGATTAACGAGAGTAGAATTAGTAGCGTCCCCTAGAGTACTATTACCCAGAACATGAAGTGTAGTTTCTGGTTGGCTAGTAGCTACTCCTATTCTTGTTTTTTCTATTGTTCCACCAGTATCAGAAGCTGTAATATATAATCTTGGTCTACCTGCTGTTGATATTCTTAGTTGATTATCAGAAATACCTTGAATTTCAGCAGTATTACCATTACCATTTGTTGAGAATGTAATATTTAAACCGTTTTCTGGGTCTGTACTTGGATGTTTTAGTTGAATACCTGGTTGGAGGCCAGCATCATTTGCTGATGTTATTTTTAAATAACCATTTTTAATAAATGTATCTGTTGTATTGTTGTCAAAAATAACAGGTCCTATTGTATTTAAAGAGCCTGTTAATGAAGTATTTCCTACTATTTTTGTTGAACCCGTAACATTTAAAGATCCTGAAAGGTTAATGTCGTAAGCTTCATACCCAGTGAAAGCATCAATTGATTGTGATACCTCATGGGCAAAAATTATTTCTCCGGTTTGTACTCCTATTTTATCTAATCTTTTTGCCATGTTTATAAATATTATAAGTCTAAGTTAACTAATATAGTAGTATCAGTAACATTAGAGCTTTGTAAAGGTTGAGCTAGTTTCCCTACAGCTACTAATTGGTTTGCATTATTATATAACCCAACTGTGGTTATATAGGGTTGAAAATAAGAACCTGTTAGAAAATCATATAATATACCACTATTTAAACTACTTGATATGGCTGATGGGTTTTGTGTGTAATTATATTCACTAGGATTAAAAGTACATTTATATTGTGATTCATATACAGTATTAGTACTTTGAAATGAACAAGTAACAATACTGCAAGATAAAAACTCATCTAGTTCTTGTTCATCAGTTTGTGAATAAAGAGCTGTTCCATATATTGCTGTGTCAAAATTATCATAACTACTTGAAGGTATTGAACCTCCATAAGTTGTTAATATTATTAAACCATGTTGATAAATTATTTCTCCTACTTTAATTCCATTATTAAATAATCTTCCTTCACCATCATCTGTTATTTTATTGTTAGTTGAACCTGAAGACTCAAATGAAAAAGAACCTGGTTTGATATTCTCACCATATAAATTTGAGGGTATAGAAATAACCCCTATAAAATCACCAGATCCAGTTGGGAAATGTCTATCTGCTTCTAAAGTGTTATCTAAATAATTAACATATGCTGGTTGGGATTCACTACCTCCTTGCCCCCTCCTAACACCATCTATACCAATTGATGAAGTAAAAGCTGGTGAGCCATTTTCTCCTCTTAAATAGTTTGTATAATATAATTGTTTGGCTGATTCGTATATTAAGGGTTCTGAGTATTTTTTAATATAACCTGTTAAATTAGAACCGGATATGTAAGGAATGTTTTTACCTTTAAATCTATCTATTCCTACTGGGTTAGAAGTAAGTTGAGTAGTTCCTTTAAAAGTAAATTTTTTACTTACTTTAAATGGGGTTACAACAACATCCGATGTGGTTAATGACTTGAAAGCACTCATTCATCCTAAAAATCTAATTTAACTCTTACTAAAGCTTCTTTAGTAAAATCTTTTAATAATGGTTTTGAAAGTTTGGCTACCGCTACACATTCATTAGCGTCATTATACATTCCAACAGTTGTTAAATATACTTGAGGATTATTTATAAATTCTGAGTATATTAATTCACCTGTTGATCCTGATATATATGAAGGGTTTGTTGAATAATTAAACTCTGAGTTTCTTGCTCTAATAAAAACATAATCTGATGTTATGGTTTCTTCTGCGTTTAATGTGAAACCTCCTCCAGCTTCTATTCTTTTATAAAAGTTTTGATTATTTAATCCGTTTGTTAAACCTGAACTTCTAAGTGTTGATATTGCAACCGCTTCACTTAAAGCATCTGGGTTTAATAAAATGGTTCCAATCTCAGGAAAGAATAAACCAAATGAACCTGAACCTGGTATATAACCTGATGTATTATAAGGCATTCCATTTGAACCTGATATAACTTGGTATACTCGTGTTGAGCCTATAAAAGTAGAAGTTTGAGTAGATCTTGAATCGTTTGTTAATTGTATTGTACCTCCAGGTCCAGTTAATTGTAAGTTAAATGTAGAGGGGAATAATTTTTCTTTGTACCTTGATCTTTCAATTGATAAAGCATAAAAATCTTCAGGTATATATGAATTATTACCTCCCCCATATATAAATTTAGCATTTTCATCTTCTAAAATCATAGTTCTATATTGACCATAAGTTGTTGAAGATGGTGTTAAATGTGGATATAAAGAGTTATAATAACTACTTCCACTTCCTAAATAATTTCCATAAGCTATATCAAATTGAACCGCAGCATTAGAATCTGTAGCTGGGTCTGATTGGTATACACTTAAATAATAATCTCCTGAACTTCCACCTGCTTGAACTGATGAAGTATAAAACTGTGTTAGAGTTGGCACATCTGTTGACCATGCTGTTGATTGTACTGAGTCAGCACTTACAACAAAATCTTGAGCATCTAAACTTTTAAATCCCATTTTTTAATATTTTTATAATGTTGATTGTGTTATTGTGATAGGTATTGTTATTCTAGCTCCACTATCCAGTCCTACCACTGTTAATGTTGTTTGTAATGTAGCATTACTTCCAAATAAAGTATTTACAGTTGTTGCTCTTAAATTAATTTGAGTTCCTATAACTGTTGAGGATACATTTGTACCTAAAGTTGTTGTTGATGATGTATTTTGGTTTGTAGCTGCTGTGCTTTGAATGCCTACACCTGTAAAAGTAGCCATAGTTCTCACATCTCCTATAGTAGCTGAATATCCTGATGTTTCAAAAGCTTGAGAATTTCCTAAATAGTTTAATGTTGATGGTTCTATTGTTAATGGTGAACCTTGAGCTAAAGATATAGAAGGAAATCCTAAATCTATAACTGGTAAAACTGCTGTACCCCTTGGTAGGGTTGCTAATTTGTACTTCATTATTTGATTTTCATCAGGAAATGCTTCTAGTAAAGGCATGTTTTCTAAAGCCTGTCCATAAAAAGCAGAACCTGAAGCATTGTTTGGATTATATAAAGTATAATCTATTTCATCATCTGCTAAGGAAAATTGTGTGATTCTGAAGGAACCATTGTTTTGTGCTAACAACTCTCTACCTTTTTTTGTTAAGATAGCATCAACTGTTATAACTTGATTGTTTAAATATCCCATTTTTGTTTAATTATATGTTATAAATATATGTATTATTAATTTCTAATCCAAACTGTATTTTAAGTTTTGTTTGAACCAAATTCTTTTGTTATTTTTTCAATGTTATTTTGAATTTCTTCGGTTATAAATTCTGTTGTAAAATATCCTTGACCTACTCCTCCTATATTATCTTGTATAAGTACATAATCTTCTCCTGTTAATTGATCCTTACCAACAGCTTTCCACATTAACATTCCAAGACCATTAGTTGGAGAATCTGGGTATTGGTTATTTTCAGTTGATACAGAATCCCCTATATTAATTTGGTTGATAACTTGGCCTGAAGAACCAGATTCTATTCCAAATTTTATTGGTGGTGTTATTGTAAAAAATACAGGATTCATATCATAAACTGAACTAAAACTCGGGTCTGTACCTGTAAGTTCATATACTCCTCTATTAGCTAAAGGATATGGATAATTACCATTTTCATCTTTTTCATCATATCCATAATTAAAAGGTATTAAATTTTCACCTAATGTTAAAGCATCTTCTAAAGTACCTGTTGAACCCGCACTGTTTAATTCTCTGAATATAGTTAAAAACCACCTTTCTCCTCTTGTTAAACCCGCATTTACATCATTTATAACTTTTGTGGTTGTGAGTTTTGTTGTAGTTCCTGCTTGATAATACCCATCTTGGTTTTTCTTTACTTTACTTATATCATTATTCCAATTAAAAATCATTAGACCTGGTTGGTTTGATTTAACAACTCCATAAGAACCTGATATATATTTAACTAAGGGGTTAGATGCAGTTGGGTTATCTCCAGTCACAATACCATCATCATATGATGATGTAAATATATAACTACTTTTACCTGGTGCCGCAAAACCTAATGCTGCTATTTTAGTAGATGGAGGTATTATTGGATTATCAGCTTGGTTTATACCATATGATCCAATTTGTATTTTAGTATTTATAGGAACTACATTATTTAAAGTGGTGTAAAATTCACCCCTAGATTGTGATACTTGCCAAACATATCGAATAGCTGATGATCCCGCCCCAATATCAATAGCTCTAATGGAAGGTACTGGGTCTAAGGGATCAGTTGATCTTCTATAACTTTGCATAACTGGTAGTGAAGTACTTTGGAGACGGTAATCATCATATAATTTTTCTTGAACCCCAGATGATTTATTAATAACTCTAACTGAGGATGTGGTATTGACTTGAAGTATATTACTCATTTTCATACCACCCCAACCTAGAATTTCTGGAGATGTTCCACCACCCCATGCAAATTCAAATATATTAATACTATCAATTTCTATAGGACTTGTATTACCATAATTTCCTATGTTAAATGATGAAGAAGTCCAAACATTAATTTTCTCTGATTGGTTTTTTGCTCCTAAATATCTTGGTGTAATTGATGTTAATTGTGTATAAAAAGATTCTGGTACTGTTGCTCTTGTGGCACTACCACTAATTAAAGATATAACATTAACTGGTATTGTTTGGGATGTTGAGTAATCTACATCTTGTAAAAATGGATTTGGTCTTTCACCTTCTACTTCTCCTTGTAAAACATCACAATCAGAATTAGGAAAATATTGAGATAAATAGGGTTCTAAAATTAACTCAGTTGGTTGGGTTGATGTAGTAGCTGATGATATTAATAATCTAGCATCACTTGAAAATTGAGCAAAGCGTGGACCTACATTACCATTAGCCCCTGAAAGTTTAACTGCTATAAAACTACCTGGTAATGCTTCAGCAGCTGGGATAGTGCCTGATATGTTTATAGCACCTGTAGCTGTATCAGCGGTTGAAAATTCTGCTATTAATCCTGTGGCTATAGTAGTACCATCATTATTATATAATCTTACTTGTATTGATAAGGGTAAAGTAGGGGAAGCTGTTGTTGTTAAAGTACCTTGAAGTTTAACGGTTATATCTTTTTGTGTAATAGTATTTATAAAATAGAGATTATTTACAGGTTGGAAGTTAGTACCATAACCTGAATTATCCCAAGAACCACTACCTATAAAATTTAAATTATCTTCAATAACTGTTCCAATTGGGATCAAAGTTTGACTTTGATTAGAACTAGCTACATATTGTGTGGTATCCATTGAGCCTGAAAATACATATTCTTCTATTTTTGTATGGTCTGGGGCTGGGATATCATCAGTATCTGGGGCTTTAACCCCAAATAAGAAATAATCAGGAAATTCTGTTGAAGTTAATATAACATATATTTTATTTCCTGTTGATAAAGGTAATATTATTTGAGCTAAGGAAGTAAGGGTTGTTGATAGATCAATTCCATTACTATCTATTTTTGCTATTTTTATGTATTTTAATTCAGCCATTAATAACTTTTATTTATTATAAATATTTTTCATTTTAATTTAATATATCTTATCCTCCAACTCCATAACCACCACCACCGGGTCCAGCACCTGTCGCTCCCCCTCCACCTATTGGAGGAACAATGACTGCGGGTGGTAATGGAGCATAAGCTGCAAATTGTGTACCAAATGGATTTTCATCATACCAAGTTTGAATATACCCATTTGTTGGTTTATTATTAGCATCCAAAAAGGCGTTGAGGTAAGCCCCACTATTACCAGGAAAATCAAATGGGACATTATTATAACTATAACTTCTTATCCCATCAATATCTACACCATTGACATTAACATTTTTAGCCCAATCACAACCAGAATTTAATTCTCCATCTGTAACTAATATTATAGAACCGCTAAATTCACCATCATAAAACTCATATTGTGAATCACTTGTTTTAGGAGAAGAACCTGATAGATTTAAAAAAGTTTCAACAAAACTTTGAGTTAAATCAAATCTATTATTAGGACCACTACCTAAAGATCCAGATGGAGAGGTTGTTGTACTATTAAATACATCTAACACTCCTCCAGTACCCCCAGATATAAAAGCAGTTTCTATAGAACCTGTGTATTGTATTTTATCATCATATGATGTTTGAGGTTGTGGATATTTGTTTCTTTCTAATAAATGTTGTTTTACTACTAATCCTGATGCTAGACTTGTTCTTGTAGGAATAAAGTTTTTGATCATTTTAAACAATGAGTTATCAAAAAACTTAATTAATCTAACAAAATCTACTAAATCATAATTTTTAATATATTTTTTAAAATACTCTTCACTTAAATTATTTAAATCAGGATAATTATTTCCTGTAAATCTATCTCTAGGGTCTCCTATATAATCACCCACATTAAAATGACCCATTTGTCCTATAATATCGTCATTAATTTGGTTTTGAGGTGAAAATGCTATCTCTAAGTAATTTATATTATCTGTATATGAAGCACTAGTTACTGGTTGTTGTGAAATTCTTCTATATGCTGATAGTGTATCACCTGAAGGTAAGACATTATCCTCATATCTAATTTTATCATTAATTCTATTTTTTATACCTACCGCGGGTTGATCTAAAAAGAATATTTCTTCATTTGGTGTATATGTAGAAGGAGAATGTAAATAAAAATCACTATTAGAATTAAATGATGAGGTAGTTACCCAAGAACCTGTGACTTTAGGATGTATGGATGAAGTTGAAGTTATATCTAGTTCACTTCCTAAAGCTGCTCTAAACATTAATTGATTAGGGGAACTATTAACATCAGGTAATTGTTTTTTTCTTTCTCCTTTATTACCTTCAAAAGATAAAGGATTCATTATATAATCCTTAAATACACTTTCACTTAATTGTGTATTATAACATCTTAATTCTTGTACAGAACCAGAAAATCCAGGATATAAAGAAGATGTTGCTAAATACATTTTAGTATCATTAGCATAACCCGCATGTGAACCATTTACTGTTGTTGTATCAAAATAACCTATTGAAGTCCCATCTGAGCCATTATATATTGAATTACCAGCACTCATAATAAACTTAAATGCTAAATCATGATCTAATTTAACAGACCACCAACCTCCATCAAAAAATGGTAAATATATACTAGCTGATGTAGTGGGTGTTCCTGTAAATGGAATTATTTTTAAGTTACCATATTGGTATTCTGGATGTATATCAGAACCTCTATATGATCCTGTAGCTAAACCTGATCCGGTATATTCTAATACTATATCTAAGAATTGCCCTCCTGTGGGGTATTCTAGAGTAAATAAAGATTGGGATAAATTTGTTAACCCAAAAGGTGAAATTGCTGAAGTTATTTCTTCGGCTTTAAACCTAAACTCTATAGTTTTTGGTCTATTGCTAGTAGCATTAAAATCACTATTAAAAACAAATGAACTACTTAAAAAATTTCCATTAATAGGGTCAGGTCCTACTCCTAGAGCATAATTAAAATTATTGAAATATAAATCATAATCATTAGCATTTACTTGATCTTTACCACCAAATTCAGATATTTTAAGTATAGTATCAGGTATGCCATATGATGTTATTAATGCTCGTAACCCAGCTATAGTTCCTTTTGAATTTAGTAAATATGGTATATTATGATATATTCTTTTATATAATGATTTATTAGTATCATCTAAAGGTATAACATCATTGGATGCTGATATTAAGGTGTCTACAAATTCCATTCCTGTTGGAACTGGTCTTGATCCTGTTATCTCAGGGAAAGGGAATAAACTACCACTAGGGGTTAATCCTAAAAATGCTGTGTATAAATCTTGGTTTGAAAAATTATTTTGATATAATTTAATCCCAAAATCAGTTATAGCTTTAGATACTAAATCTTTTGAAACACCAAAATCTAATCTATTATCTGCGTTATATTTTTGAGTAACATCTTTTGTATATAACCAAACATTATCATAATATTGAGCAACCATATCAACAAATAAATCATATTGTTGATTATCTAAGTTTTCTCTCAAATATTCAGGTATTGCCTTTTTAAGTTCATTATTATTTTGGTTATCAAAATTAGAAGCAGATAAAATTAATCCCCCATAATTAGAACTAGATTCATCATCAGTTCCAAACCAAGTTAAAACTTGTGAACTAGTTGATGGATATAAAATATATGGTGGTTCTGTATTAGATTTGGGCCATGAGTTCATTGAACCACTATCATAATACATAAAATATTCAAATTTATCAAAGTTTTTAATTACTTCTGATTTTTTAGATTCTAATAATGTTATACTTGTATTAGAACTAGTTATATTATTTAATGCTTGTGATTCTGATGTGTAGTTTTCTATTAATTGAACTTTATAATAAAAATTTTCTAATCGGGTTTGTAATGAACTAAAATGAATAAAATCATTAAAATTAGTATAATCTACACTTATACTAATAGAAGATTCTTCTAATAAACTATCTATTTGGCTTATTGAACTTGAAGGAGCTCCACTTATTATATCACTATATGATAATAATTGAGATGAATTATTAATTTGATCTTTTAATGAAATATTATTATTTGGACCTTGAATTTGAATAGTATCATTAATTACTATAGGTTCGTTTGGGTATGTTACCCTAAAAGCTTCGGGTTCATTTAAAGTTGTAACAACCCACAATTCATCTTTTAAATTTATATTTGAAGGTAAAGGTTCATATAATTTAACTAATATTGTAGGATCATCAGTTCCTTCATCTTCTAACCTTATATTATTAGCTATGATTAATTGATTATCACCAAAATTAAGATAAAAGTCTACAAAATAATCAGAATTTTCTCTAAATGTTACAAAGGTTTGAGTTTGAATTGTTAATTCTAAATTTGATAAAATTGTAGTATCTAATCTTATTTCTTTTCTATCTGATGATATTTCCTTAATGAAGAGGTTGTTTAAAGTATCTCCTATTCTTCTAGTTAAGAAATTATAATAAGCTACATAAGTTCCACTAGTATAACTATTTGATGTTATATCAAATTCTGGGTCGACAGATAATGTAGAAACATTACTTGTACCTGGTTGGGTTATTGATGTTTTATAGCCTTTATAATTAAAATCCTTGTATAGAAGTTGTTTGCTGTTATTATAGATAAAAAATTCTATATAACTAGAATTAATTAAAGAAGTATCAATTTCAAATTGTTGGATTAAATTTGAATCTTTATTTAAATAATTTTGAGTTTCAAATGTTGTGGGTTCTATTCTATTTACTTCAGCCATCTTATGGAGTTTCTGGTATATCTATGTCTGGGATTTCTGTGGTTGCTACTTCTTGTAGTGCTAGTAATTCCTTAGCAAAATCCTGTTGAGCTCGTAATAATTCTTTTCTCAAACCTGCTATTTCATCTTGCAAAGCATCTATTAATTCATCATTAACTTCATCTCCTATATATTCTTGACTAGTTTTAATTAAAAATTCATGGGAATTAGTTGGTCCTAACTCATTAATTTGATAAAATAAAGTATTATACATATCAAAAAATTCTTGAACTGTTGGTTGAGCATCAATTTGGTCTTGAATAGGTACAACCCCTAATTGTTTAAAATTAGTGTCAATTGTTTTTTTATAAGATCTTTTATAAAATACTTCTTTATTTAATTTTATATCTTTATCCATTATAATGCATTTACAACTTTAAAATAATAATTATCATCTAATATCAAAGTTGAACCATTTATATTAGTTTTAATACATATTTTATAATATCTTTCTGGTTCTAACCCATTCATATATAAATCAAAATAATTTCCTTTTTCATCAGAACTTAATTTTGTATAATTGTTATCGAAATTAATAACAAATTCGTTGGTATCCAAATCTTTTACAGCATACTGTGAAGAAGTAGGTAAATAATGAACTTTAGTAAATAGTGAAGATGTTGTCCAAATTGGTTTTGGGTATTTGGGTGCTAAATTAAACCTAAATCTATTTACACTTTCAGGTGTGAAATATCCAGGATTTTCAGCTAATGAAGTAGCTAAATTTGTTGTTCCTACAATACTAGATGTAGCTGAACCTGTTAATACTGTTGAGTAATCATCCCATTTGAATTCTAATTGTGGTGGGTATATAGTATTAGTATCAACACTATAAAATTGCATTACTGGTTGTATTTGAGTACTTGGGTTAAATTCAACATTATCCTCCCACTTTGTTATAAAACCATTATTAGCAAATGAACCACTGTACCATTTTTCTACTACGGTTTTAGCATTTACTTTTAAATCTTTTGTTGATCTAGTATCAAATGATTGAGTTACAGCATATAAAGTACCATCAGATCCACTTAAATACCAAGCACCACCACCAGCATTAGCATAAGTTAAATTATAAGAACTAGTAACGTAATTATCAGTACTATCTGTACCACTTGAAGACCAGGTAACTCCTGAGTCTTTAAAATCTGGTGAATTCCAAGAACATCCATCTGTTGTTTGTGGTACATCTAAATAAGTTCCTGTTCCATTAAACCAAGATTGAGCTAAAGGATGAACTGATAAATCAGTAGCTTCTACAATTCCTTCAGCTGTAGCTATAAATGATCTGAAGTCTACATCCCATTGTGAGCCTGATATTTTATTATTAATAATATCCTCTATTTCTTCTTGGACAAACTCAGTTAAAAATCTAGATACTCTAGGTGATGAATTAATAGCTATATTTAAGTTTGTAATAGATGTTATAGGATCTATTCCTGTATTCATATCAGGGTATAATGAATATAATGTTGCGTCTTTATATGGAAATAATTTGTAAACTGCCATGATTAAAATGTTGAATTGTCTGGTAATTGATCTGGTGTGAATGAATCTTCATATTTAGTACCATTGGGTGTAAATTGATGTAACATATTATTTATAATACTACCTGAAAGACTCATTAATGGGCCTTGAGTTGTTGTTGTCTGGTAAAACCCTGATGGGATATTTGAAGCCCCAGCACTATGTCTGTTTGGTCCTCCTAGTGGATCCGGGTTTTCTAAATCTAAATTAGTTCCGTCTTTAAAGACATTATTAGGTTTTAATGTAATGTTACTTATTCCGAAATCACTATTAACACTTGATTGTAAACTAATGTTTCCTGATCCATTACCTCCTGGGGTACTTGAATTTAGGTAGGTATTAGTTGGTGAATAAGTATGTTGGTGATTATAATTAGGAAAATTATTTGGACCTCCTGAAGGTTGAGGGTTACTAACATCTAGATTAGTTCTCCCTAATGATTGACTTAAAAATACTGTTGATAATGGCATAATTTAAATTTTATAATGGTACTACTCTACCTTTAATATCTCTATTAGGGTATTTAACTTCAAAAATACAAGGATCTAAACTTGGGTATATAACTAAATTTGTTGTAGCAGATGAAATATCATAAGCATACGGAGAATATCCTTGAGTTGTTCCTGCTTTATTTGTAATAATAATATTTTTAACTGTTTGGACCCCACTAACTTTATCTAATCTTACATATAAATCTCTTAATAAAATAGGTTGATTCATTTGCCAATTTTCTATATTAAAAAATTCTTTTAATGAGTCAATACATTTTAATATAACATCACTATTATTAAAATTAGGTAAAACTATAATTTCAAAATCTATGGCTATATTAATAATAAAACCATCCCTTATTTCAATATTATCACCAATCATTCTATATTGTGATAAATAAGTTCTAATGTTATTTTTTAATGCTGTAGTTGGTGTTGTTAAATATCCTCTACTATTTTTTGATAATGCGAATAAATTTAAAGTTTCAATTGTAGAAACTTGACTATCCGTTAATTGTGGTTTTTCAATATATACTTTAGATATAGTTCCAAATTTAGAAGGCATACTTAAAGTTCTAGCTATATAATCATCTAAAGTAACTGTTCTTTGTTGAGTTGCTATTTGCATTAATGTATTTTGTCTAATATCTTCTTTTGTATCACCTGCCTGGCCACCATCTGCAGCTTGTGGGTTTGTAACAGCTACTGATGCAAAAATTGCATCTGCTGTTGTTGGATTTAAGTTAGGTTGATTAAATGTAATTGTATTTTCTGATAGAGATTTTAAATCTCCAGCAGGTACATTAGCACTTACACCACCACCAGTTAAATATCTTACTGTTAGAGTAGTATCAGTTGGGGCTATACCGTAAGTTTTTGTGAATAAAAAATTTGTTGGTGAATATGCTGTTGTAAGTTTATCTTGTTCAAATGGTAAACCTATACCTACATTATTTTGATTTGGTGTTATTAATTCATCAGTATCAGCTGGGTTTCCGGCTCCAAATTGAATTTGAAGAGTATTTGGTGATGTAAATCTTGTAGCAAAACGTCTTTGTACTTTTTTTAATTGTAATAAAAAAGGAACTTCTCCAGCATCTACTATATTATTTGGATCATTTGGGTTTGTATTTTTAATATTATTATAAACCATTTCTTGTCCTAAATAATCTACCTCAGACCATTTATTTCCGTCTGAATCTATAATATCTAATATTCCTATTATTTGATTACCCTCTAAATCTACTGTTGGGAATTTTTCATGTTCCCCAAATGTGAACTTGGTTTCTTTTATTGTAGCTGATATTGAGTTTCTAGATTTTTGTAATAGGAAAAAAGTTGGGTTAGCACCTGCTGCTTTATATATTGATACACCTGTAGGATCTAATGAACTTGAAAATGTAAAATCACAAGCATCTGATATTAAAAAAGTATTATCGTTATTTAAAGCTGATTTAGCTGTTGTATTTTCACCTATAGTGACAGCGTAATTATAATCTGGGACATATACACTAGCTGATAGTATGGCTGGGACTTGTTGATATAAGTCTAATCTTGCTTGAGCTGCTCCCGTTACTTTAGGCTTATATCCAAACATATAAGCTAATTCATATAAATTATTTGATTGTCTCGTAAATTGAGTAAATGTTTCTTGAATTTGATTATCTAAATAAAAAGACATAACATCACTAACATAAGAAGCTTGTTCCATAAACATCATACCCGGTGATGTAGGAGAAAAATCATTGTAAGTATTGGGGAAGTAAGTTTTGGAAAATTCTATTAACTTAGCTCTAATATCACTAAAATCTCTATTTAAATATTTTACATCTCTATCTATAGTTGCCATTATGTAAAGTTTATTTCTAAAGTATCATTAATGCTTGTATTAATTACATTATATTTTAATGATACTGTTATTATGTTTCTATCTTCTTGACTTAAAATTTCTAAATCACCTATTATAACATCAGGAAAAAATACTTCTAAATCTGATGATATTCTTTCTTTTAAGAAATCTAAGTTGCCTGTTGTAATTTGTTCAAATATAAAAGCTCTTAAACCACCACCAAATTCAGGATTTAAAGGTCTTTCTCCAGGATTTGTTAAGAAATAGTTTATTAAATTATTTTTAGTAGCTTGTTTTGTTGTATAATTAGGTCTAAATACCCCGGGTGCTGAGAAAGGAATATCTACCCCAACAGCGGCGCTTTGGTTAAAATCAATAGGGAATATTTTTTGTGCTCCAAATGCCATTATCTATTTGTCATTAATCCCATAATTTGATCCATTCCTACTTCTCCAGTAGGTAAGCTTCCATTTGGTGATGTAGTGTCTATTGTACCTCGTGGATTAAAAGTTTGGGCATCTTTACTTGTTAAATTTAAAGCTGTTTCTCCTATAACATCAAGGTATTTTTGTCTTTGTTCTACTTGTGATACTGGTGGAAGTGTAGTTGAAGTAATTGTTTTATTTTCTTGAATTGGTTGTATTGGGGCCATTTTAGGTGCTTTAACCGCTTCTAATAAAACTTCTTTTAATTCTTCTTGTATAGCTTCTTTGACAGCTTCTTTTATTAACTTTTTAAATGTTTGGGTTTTCATATACTGTTTTTTATAAATATTGGGTTATTCAGCTTTTAAATCATTTTGTTGTATGTAAAATATTAATTCATCTATTAGTATTTGGTCATTTGATGAAAATGATGGTTCTCCTCGTAATAATATAACCCCTTGAGCATTCCTAGCTAAAGCTTGTCTTCTTGTATAACCATCAATTGTAGAATTATTAACTGTAGCTACTGAGAAGGTAAAACCATTCACGTTATTTGCTACACGAGATCCTTGAATAGCTTGGTCTTGAGTTGATGTTAGTAATTCATTTGAAATTGATTCTTGATTTATTAAACCAGAATTACTACCATTATTACCATTTCCATCACCTAAATCTCCATCACCTAAATCTCCATCATCTCCATCTCCGTCATCTTCTGCTAATTGTTTAGCACAACTTTCGATTAATGCATCTAAAATACTTAATAATAAAATTACTTTTTTTAATTCTTCGAGAATTAATTTTAATTGAATTTGCCCTGATCCTAATTTACTACCCATAAAATCAATTAAATCTTTTAATTTTTCAATTAGATCTTTAAGTATTAAAACAGAACCTGTAGGTATTGGTGTGCCTACTGTTGATGGTATATTTGATAGGATTTTAAAAGCAATATCAACTCCAGTAACAACCTTACCAGCTATATTAATTGTTAAGGGTGGTATTTCTAAAATTTTATTAACTTTATTTATATTTTTATAAAGGTTATTTAATTGTTTTGTTAATTGGTTTTTCTTCTTTATAATATTATTTAAAGCTTCTATATCAGGAGGGCATATTTTAGGGAGTTTATCTATATTTTGGAGAACCTCTTCATTGAATTTTGCTATTCCAAAAGCTGCTATCATTTTTAAAATGGCTGGTATAAGTCTATCTTGTATTGATTGGAATACTCTTTTTAATATTCCTGGTATGAAATCTTTTTTATTTCCTGATGTTATTTCTTTTATTTGAGGTGGGGTGAAACTTTTAAGACTCATCTCCTCTTCTTTTATGACTTCTTCAAGTGGTACTAATTGAATAAAACCTACTAAAGTTTTGTATTTTCCATCTTGAGCTATAACTGATATAGGGTCACTAGGTGAATATTCTTTAGCACTTACAGTAAGTTGTAATGGGGGAGTATAATTAGATATAAAGTCTTGTAATGATAAAACATCAGATTGTGATGGAGGACCTACAGAATATAATTGATTTAATTCTTCTGCTGTTTCGGTTATTTCAACATTTAATAGAAAAGTGCCATCAGTTTGAGTTTTTGTTGATTCTTTTTCCTCTGTGTTTGCAAATATTGTAGCTCCGGATATTGGTTTTTTGGTTGATTTATCTAAAACAGTACCTTTAAAACATATGATTTTTGGTTTTTTGCCTTCCTTTACAATACCAAAATCCATTTCTTCAGTTTTTAAACTATCTAAAAATTCTTGAACTTGGAAAATAGATTCCTTTTTAAGTTCTTCATAGTTAGGTTCTGATATTGGGGCTGTTCCTAAAATGTAGTTTTGGACATAGTCTTCTGGAAAATTTGTTAAATAAGCTTCCCCATAATATCCATCTTGCAAAGCATAAAAACGTATTTCACCTGTTACATTTGAATTAGTTGTGTAAATACTAAATTTAGGTGATGGAAGATAAGTAACATCATCCTCTTCAATTTCTTCTTCTATTACTGGTGGTGGGTATTTTTGTGCTAATATTTTACCTAAGAATATTAACGCATTGTAGTGGTTTGTTTTGGTTGGTGATTGTGGAGTATCTGTGGCTCCTTGAATATTAAATTGAGATAATGTGCCTTTACCTCTATGCATTGTAGGACCTGTCACTATATTTTGGGATGGAACCCCTAAAGAGATAGATCTTTTAATTTTATTTGCTGTTTTTCCACTAGGACCACTATTATAACCTTCTAAAACATATAAATTATCTTTTATTTTAATTTTTTTAGCTACTGTTTCAGTATGTTGAGCCCCCGCACTATATAATACAACTGGAGAGTCTGGGTATTTGGTCATAGCTTGTTTTAACTCTACAATACCTTTATTATAATCATAACCAAATGAGATAACTAATCTATCTTTACCATATCCTTCTTTGAAAGTTTTTACTTGTTTAGGGGCAGACATTGATGTTGTCATTCCAGTCATTAATAAGAGAGGAACATCTTCTGCGGAAAGATTATTTTCTTCAGTTGTTGGTTCAGTTGTTGGTTCTTCTACGGGTTGAGATGGTGGTGTTAAATCATTTGATGTGGGTGAATTTAAAGTGTATGTATATCCAGTACCATCTTCGTTAGCTACTTTTGTAGATTGGGTTTGTGTTGATTGTGCTGCTTGTGCCGCGTCTTGTTTCTTTTTTTTCTCTAACAGTTCTTGCTGTCTTAACTCAGAATATTCTTTTGCTGTTGGGATTGATTTTGGATCTAATATAGTACCTACTACTCTTGGGTCTTTTTTAACATCTCTTAAAAACTCATACCAAGCAATTTTCATCTTTATATTATCCTCACCCTCAAAAATTGTTTGGGTAGATGAGAAACCCAATTTAGTATACATTGGGGTTGATCTAAATCCTGAGCTGAAGAATTCTCTACCGTTAGGTCCTAATTTTCTTATTTCTAGAAAAGTTACTATTCCATCTCCATCTATATCAATTGAATTAGCCATTATTTAGTAAATGTTATTTTGGATTTATAATTTTCAATTTGTTTTTTAATAAATGAAACTTTTGAGTCTAATTGGACAGCAGCAGGAATAATAGTAACATCTGGAACAGCTGCTCCAGCAGGCCAAATTTGTTTGTTTTGTAATTGAGAACATAAAAATGATAAAGAATCTAATAATTGATTATAATCATTTAGAAATTTTTCACCAAATATAACAGGTTCTTTTGCATCTGAATCTCCTAATAATATATTGGTGCCTACTTTAATAACACAATTGGAGTCTGTTTCAAAATTAAATCCTCTAAGAGCATTTATACTAATTGTTTTAGCTGAATTTAATATAATATGGTCATTTTTAGCATTAAAAAGTAATCTACCTGAATTTAAAATAACTTGATTACCTGTAAAAGTATCTGGTGAATCAGGAACATCATCATCAGAAACGTATGATTCATACCTTTTTAATTGTTGATCTACTTCTATATTAATTTTTTGAGTAGATGTTAAATATATGGATGATTTATCATTACTAATATCTTCAGATATAGGCATCCAAGTATCTTTTGGTAAATTTGTTTCTGTTTGGCCATTTCTTATAATAACAATAGGATCTCCAACTGTTGTACCATTTTCTTTATTATCAGACCAATTATTAGCTTTTGTTACTTCATTTTCCTTCATGTATTGGTTAGTACTTCCAAATCTAATGCTATTTCCAAATCTACCTTGAGTTAAAACATCACCACTATAAAATTTTAAAGGGTATATTTTTGGGTTTTCTTTAAATGTTACTTGAGTAAAATTATTAGTTGTATTTAAAGGTATATCAGTAGCCCCATCTTCAGTTTGTCTAACTAAACCAGCATCTGAGCTCTTATAATCATCTGCTGTATTATCTGCTATGTTTTCATTAGCTAATACTAAAGGGTCAGGGTAAGCATTATGGTGTGGACTATTCCATAAATTAACAGTTGAGGAATAATAATAAGATTCTGCTTTTTTAAATTTACCCATATTAGTATTAGGTACGGCAAATAAAAGAACGAGTTCATTTATAACAGGTATAAAAGTATCTGAGGGATTGAGGGGTTTGGCTATGTTAGATGTTGATGAATTTTCACCAACTATTTCAAAAAATATAGTACCTAACCCATTATATTCACCAACTTTTTTAAATTCAGCATGTTCTTTATTTAATACAATATCTCTAACTCTACCTACAACTAATTTAAATGATTTATTAGATTGAAGTTGGCTTAAATTTTTTATAATTTGAGCCTGTTGTGGTGTTGAAGTAATTATATTCTTAAAACCTTTTTTATCAACTGGCATTATTCTTCTTTTTTAGGTGGTAAGTGTAAATTATTTATTTCTTTAAGTAATTGTTCTTTTTCTTCTTCAGAAATACCAAATCCGTTATCTTCATTACCTTCGTTTGCAAATATACGTTGAAAAATAGTAGCTACTTTTATAAGTGCTTCATCATTTTTAATACCTAATTCCATGTATTCTTTAATAAGTGGCACAATCATTGTAGCATCACCTATATCACTGATTAATGGTTTTAATTCGTTAATTAATGCACTAATTTGTGTTTCTTTCTTCTTTTGATTATCGTATATCTCTTTTAAAAGATCAGAGTAGGATTTTTTCCCAAATACTTTTTTATCTAAATGACTCATAATTATAAAATTTACGGATATAAATATTAAAAATTAATCCTCTTGAAATTCTACATAACCCGTGTCTAAAAAATAAATATAATTATCTTTAAATAAATTATGTAATCTACCTGCTATTTTAGTAATTTTGGGTGTTTTTACTTCTAGATTATGAGTAGCCATTATTTCTCTAATGTAAATATAAAGGGCTTTTTTATTAAATATTTCAATATTTTCCCTTTTTCTAAATAATTCAAGAATAGCATCTGCTATTTTAGCATCATTACCTTTAGGGAAAAATTTATCAAAGTTATCTTCAACATATTTAATGTATCTATCTATAAAATAAGATAATTTTTCAATTTCTTTATCATCCTCTATATTATAAGAATAAGTTTCATCTTTATATAAATCTTCTACTGGGGCTTTATCTATACGTTTTTTATAGTTTTTATTATTATATAATATTAGCCACCTTTTCACTATAGTACCAAAATAAGAGTAAGCTTTAGCTCCCCTACTAGGGTCAAATAGGTGAATTTTAGATAATAAGAATGTTATAATTTCATGCTGTAGATGTTCTATTTTATCTACCTCTGTATAATAAAATTTGAAAGTATGGATTATATTCTCTGTTAGTTTAAAAAAAGGATAGTGAATTTCATCACTATAAATTTTACTTTTTTTCTCAGTACATTTAGTATTATTATATAATACGATAGCATCTTCAGTATCTTGAGTAAAGTAGTTTTTACTCTTAGGTCTTCTTTTTTTAGCCACGGTTACTTGATTCTTTTTAACTTAAAATCATTTAAAATATCTTGAATAGATTTTATTGAAGTAAAAAAGTAACCTACTTCGTCATCAGATTTAAATGTCCCTTTCTCATCTATTTCCTTTAATTTTTTATCTGATGCTTCAATTGTTCTAGATAATTGATCTAAATAATTTAAATATTCTGCTAGTATATCTTCTTGTTTTTCATTCTTTTTCATTAAATTGAAAGTTGTGAATAAAAAAACACCAAGCAGAATTGATAGTATTAATATTATTATTATTGGAGTTTCCATTATAAACTGTCTAACATATTTTTCAAACCTTCACTTTTAATAGTACCTAAAGCTTTAGTTTTAAGATCTGTTTTATTTTTTGTAACTTTAAAGTTTTTAACTTTAGATTCTTTTTTACCAAATTTAGGTAACCATTCTTTTTCAAATTCAATACGAGCAGCCATTAAATCAGCTTGATGTACTATATAAATTAAAGATGTCCTTGGTTTTAATTCTGGCATGAAAGATTTTAAATAAGGTTCATTAGCAGGATCATATAATCCATCATGTAATCTTATTGCTAACCATTCATTTTTAGTTAATTTAATATCATTATCTACTAGAAGTTTTATACTACGTTCTGGTACTGACATAAAAGATAAAGCATCATTAAATTGGTACATTTCACCTAAATTCTTTTTTCTCCATTCATCTTTAGAGGGCATATGAGCATAATTATCTTCATCTCCTAATTTCCCTAAATCATGATTTAAAGCTGAAAATACAAGTTCTTCAACTGTATAATTTTCTTCAGCCCCAAACATTAACCATGTTTTATTAAATTCTAAAGCGGCTTCAATTACACGATTGACATGATCTACATAACCACCTGGAAACGCATTATGATAAGCTTTTTTATGAGAAGCGGGCATTAACATGATTTCTTCTTCATGTTTTTTATAAAATTCAATTAATTTTTCTCTACGGGGGTCTGAGATGTAGGTGTTAATATAACCTAACATTTTTTCCCAATTTGATTGGATTTGTTCTGCTGATAAATTCATATTAATCATTTTCCCTTTCGATTATATCCTTCATATCTTGAATCATTTCAGTAATATCTCTCTGAGTAGAGTTGATAGATTCTTTAGTTCCACCTCTATGGATTTCCATATCAAGTTTCTTAAACATTCCATCTAATGTCTGTAAGCGTCTTTGCATTAACTTTTTATTTCTCATATCTTATTTTTTAATAAAAACTGTGAGGGCATCCTACCCCCTTTATATCAACCGAGTCACTTATCTCGTTTTTCTTTTTATTATAGTTTCGAGTTTATTAGTCTTTCTGAAACCCGTATCTATAATATAACATCTTATTTCTTGGGGGCCAAATTATCTTCTAGGAAAGTTAAAATTTTCTGGATAAAAGCACACTTTTCGTATTCTTCTAGTTCTTCAAAGAATTTTAATGTTAGGTCTAGTGCTTTTTTAAACTTCTTTTTATTTTGAATTCTAATACAATCTCTCCATATTTCTTTTTCTAAGTTAGTTAATTTTAAAAATTCCCAACCTCTATAGAAAGCCATATGTTGTCCTGCTTCTTCTAAATCATCAAAATCCCCTAATTCAGGATCAGATTGTTTAAATAAATCAATAAGTTTTTCTTGGAAATTAACATGATTTAAAATTATTTTTTGAAACATTTTTAAATGATAAGTAGGAGTAGTCCTGAATTCATCGAACCCCAACATCCCCTGAACTTCCTCTTCAGTTGGATTTGGGTAACGGTTTTTATCATCACCACCAAACATTTCAAATATTTTATTAATGTCAATCATCAATTATAAATATGTGAAAAACATCTTGGGGAGGCAAGTTTAGTTTAAATTAAATTTTCTTAAACCACTTAAATTTTTAGAATTTTTATTATTTTCTTTCAAATCAATTAAAACATCTTTAAGACATTGAGTATACCCTCTCATATAAAAAATTTGACTCATTGAATAATCATCAGCATTATCTTCTAATTCTCTAGTATTTAAAATAATAGCTTGTTCTAAAATATCTATATATTCATCCATATTCAATGTGTGTGGTTATAAATATGAAAACATGAATTTTAAGTAAAAAAAAGCCCCATATAAGGGGCTCATTTTAGATTTTAAAAACTTATTTTTAAGCTACATATTCTAAAGCTAATTCAAATAATTCTTTATTAACTTTTTGATCTTGTTTGAAATTTTTAATCTGTCTTGCTTTTCTAGTTTTACCACCGGCAATATAATTAAAATCCCCATCAATTACTTTTTCTTGAACAACATTAAATATTGACCATAAATCTTTTCCATTATCTTCAATTCTAACTGGTGTTAAAATATCTTTAATATCAATTTTAATTCTTTTCATTTCTTTTTCATTAAAACGAGTTGTTAAAGCTTTTTTAGCAAACTCAACTGCTTTTTCTTCATTTAATTCAGTTTCTTGCATTTTATTCATTGATTCAACAGTTAATGGTAATTTTTCAACCATATCTTTAATTTTAACTTGTAATTCTTCAAATGAATAACCCATATGTCTCATTTTAACATCTTCAAATTGTGTGTCTGAAACTACTAACCCATTTTCACAAATCATTCTAAATAAACCAGCAGTGAAAGTAAATGCATTTTTACCATCATGACTATTTGTTAATAATACTTGTGGAAAAACTGTGTCTCCATCTTTACCATTAATAACAACATCTGGATTTCTAAATACTACTAAATGTTTTTGATAACCTTTTGTACTATTTTTTCTAGCTTTAACAGCTTTAGCATCAACAACTTTCCAACCTAATGTTGCCATATCATTTATAACTTTACTAGTTGGAATATGAGTGTAATGTTTTGATACTTCTGCTGATGCTTTCTCTGCAAAAATAACTGGGCATACTTCTCTTAATTCTTTTTCATTTAAATATTCACCTTTTTCAAAATCTAACATAACTTTTATTTTTTTAATTTATACTATTTCTTAATTTTCTTATGATATAAATATAACATCCTCCTTTACGGGAGCCAAGCACCTGTACAGGAAGGGTTAAGGGAGGTTACTTAGATATGTCTTTTTTAGTGTTAGTAGCGTCATCATTAATTGAATTTAAACAATGATCTTCATCAATTCTATCTAATACCCATCGAAGCGCATCTCCCAACAGAGTTAATGTTTTATCTCGCTGATTTTTACCCAATACTGATGATATGGTTTCTTTAGGGTTTCCAAATTTATAACCACCATTTGTAATAAAAACTGCATTCCAAAATTCAGCTCCTACTACATTTGCAAATAAATCTATTTCACGAGCAGTTCTATAAAACCAGACAGCTAGCATTTTCTTATTACCTGTAAAAATATATTTTAGAATCATAAAACATATAATAATAGGTAATAGTAAATAAAGTAGAGTGGTAGCGATAATTAAAACTAATAATTCAATCATATTTACTTAAATCTTAATAAAATTGGGATTCTATTATAAATATCAACTTTTCTGAAATATTTATAACCAATAATAGTTATTCAAATTGGTTTCCTTTTCACTTTAAAAATTAAAACAAATGACAGAAGTATTCGACCTTGTAAAGGAATTTGGATTATCCTTAGTAATAGCAATAGGAGCTTTATACGCTCTTTACAAATTTTTCTTTTTCAGTGTTAGAGAAGTAAAAGATACATTTACCAAGAGACATGAGATAAATGCTAAGAAAATGGAAGAAGTAAAAGTTTCATTAGCTGAAATCAAATCAGATTTGAAAATAATTGTTGAATTTATAAAAGAACTCAACAAGAAATAGTTTATCTATTATAACGTTTCACTATATCTCCATTATCCCAAATTTCCACTACTATACCTTGGTAAGAATCATTCACGATTTGACCCATTAAATTAGTCCTTTTAACTATTTCCTTCCTTTCTTCTTTAATAGTAACAGCTATTGGTTGAAAGGATTTAGTAGTACCATCATAATCAGTTTGGGATAATCTATAATAATAAGTTCCTCTTAAAGCATTATCATCAATTAATGAATAAGACATTTGAGTATTGGAATTACCTGCCCCTGTAATTGTTTCTATTGTTTCCCACTCATAAACATCTCTACTTCTTTCTATTGTAAAATAATCATTATTAGCTTGTGATGCTACAACCCATTCTAATAATACTATATGTTCTATCTCTTCAATAACTTTACCTGTAAATGAAATTAAATCTATAGGTAAAGCGTTACCACTACTACCTGATCCAAACCCAAACGGACTAAATGATGTAGCTGTGGCTGTTAATCTACCACTTGAAGCTGTAGCACTTCCACTTCCACCTGCTCCTGATATAGTAGCAGACATATCTTCCCATTCACTTGTCCCTGAATTGAAATGGGCTAATTTTAAATCCATAGGAGCATCAACAGCATAACCAGCATCCCAATCAAAAGATAACTCTGCATTAACATTATTTGCCCTATTAATATCCCAATAATATTGAGAAACATGATGTAAACCTGATCCCATTGTTGTATTAGCATGAGCAGTATTATAAAATTTAGCTGTATAAGTTTCATCACTTGAAGATGAAGGTGTTATAATAACTGGTCTATAACTAGTACCATCTCCAATTGGAAATGTTTTAGATGATGTTGAATTTGTTTTAATTGCTAAATTACCTATAACCATTGAAGAAGTACTTCCACCTGATATTGTAGCTCCTTCTTTAATAGTAAGTGTATTTGCCCCCGTGTTTATATCTCCATTTGTTAAAGTTAAAGTTCCCTCTATTTCTACATTTGAAGAGAGTGTAAAACCTGCACCATTGTTAAGTGTCATATTTTTAAAGTGACTATTTGCAATATTTTCAGTAACTAATATATCATCAACTGTAGCACCATAATCATAATGACCTTCATATTCAAATCTTAAAATATAACTATTTCCTGCTGTGACCGCCTTTGTTTCTGAGTAATTACAATTGTCACAATCTGCAGTTGCATTTACTAGAGTATATGTAGTAGATGAGGTTGTTTCATTATATAATACAACTTTAAAACTATCATCACTACTATAATCATCATAACCATAATCAAAACTAATTGTAATTGATGATGTCGTTGGTGTAAAACTACCAAGAATCATGTCATTGTCTTGTACACAACTTGAACTTCCATAATCTATTCTTGCTCTATTTCCAGAACAACCGCTACATGCAGTACCTGTCGCATCTCCTGTACTTACAATCCAAGTATCTGAACTGCTACAACTTGCATTACTATTATCTATTTGATGAGGATTAGAACTAGTTGATGTTGTAATATAACCTGTTGAAAGTCCTTCGAAATCTTGTGTTAAAAGAGTTGATGCAGCAGTACTTGCTCCAGCATGAGTTATTGTTTGACTTGAACCTCCATTCAATGTTAATACACATGCAACATCTGTAAGGTCTAAGCCCCCAATATCTCCAACAGTTAAATCACCTCCAAGTGTTAAATCATGTGCTCCTAAATCTAATTTACAATTTGATGTAGCGGCAGTTGTTAGCGCTCCAATTACTGTTAAATTTCCATTTGCAGATTTTGTACCTGCTGTACTTATTGTAAGATTGAAATAGTCTTCTGTTATTACATCTTGTGTTGCATCATCATATTCAATAGTACCAGAATTATTATCCAATGTACCTAAACTTGTTACAGTACTTCCTAATTTTAAAGTACCATTTGGGATATCAATTGTCCCATTAGTAGCGTCAAAAGTACTATTAGCATCTACTATACCCGAAATAGATAAAGTTCCATCAATATCAGCAGCACCATTTAAAGTTAAAGTACCCGATGAAACAGTTAATGTTGCTCCTGTTGGTACTGTTAGTGTGCCAAAAGTAGTATTTGAAGATATATCAGGATAAGAACCAACACCTGCGGGAATTGAAACATTATCACCTGAAGAAGGAACAACACCACAACTCCAATTATTAACATTATTCCAATCTTCATCATTAGCACTTCCATTCCAAGCATTTACACAAGTAACAGCACTAACTTCTACTTCATCTATTGCATTATCACATTGCCATACTGTTCCTGATGCAGGAGTTATTGATTCAAATGCTAATTGGACATAGGAATATCCAATGTAATCTGCTAAATCAATAGTAGCTTGTTGCCAACCATTATGAGATGTAGTAACAGTCCAAGGGTAATGCATTGTACCTCCTGATGCAGCATTACCTTTATATATTTTAAGTCTTAATGTACCTGGACCATAACCTGAGGAAGCATAAATATGATAATAAAATGTAACACTAGCAGATGAAGCTCCACTTAAATCATAAGTACAATATATTCTTGCTGTTTCATTTGTGCCTACTGGGGATGATGTTTCTGTATAGACATAACCTGTAGTTCCATTTGCCCCATAAGGTGCAACTTGAGGCCCTGTTCCAGATGAATTAGTTCCACTTGTTTTTTGAGTCCAATCAAAATCATCAGTTCCTGATTGTAACCAATCTCCAAAATTAGAAGCAAAGGTTGTATTATGGGGGTAACTTGTAATTTGTGCAAAAGAGTAGTTACCTATTAAAGAAAATATAAGTAAGGTGAGAAGTAATTTGAATGTTTTCATAGCATTTGATTTTAAAAGTCCCGTAAATAAACAACGTATGTTAATAAATATAGAATAAAGTACATTAAAGAAAGGAATTTCCCAAATGTTTTTTAAGATTATGGATAAAACGCTAAGAAATACGGATGAAAGTAATATTATTTATCACTTTTAACATCTTTTCCTAACTCTTCTAATGTTTTTTGATAAAGTATCTTCTCTAATTTAGTTAAAGATGCATACCAATTAGGAAATTCTCCACCTTTTATTTCTAATAATTCTTTTTTTATATCTCTCATTATATATAATTTTCACCTAAATTAACCACAGTTTCTTTAGCTTCGTTTAATGATACATCAAAAAATTCTCTGCTGTGATTTACTCGGTAATGTTCTAATTTACGGTGAACCTCATGTTCTAAAGCCTCACCATTGAAACATTGAAAAGCAAATTCTACTCTATATGGATGAGCTACACCAGTAGCTGATGAAATTTGTTTTGCTCTTACTTCAGGTTCATTTTTTGTATATCCTATCTTATAATACCTATTATTATTACTTGATAATATATATACCCACTGATCACCTTTTCCTCTATTTTTGTAAATATTCTTTTTTCTTCCAGTATAATAATCTACTTTCTCCCATCCATTTTCATCTGGAGAGATAGAGTAAAATTTAATAGGAGCATCAGTAAAATCTTCTTCTTTATTAAAATATTTTTTAGTTTCTTCTAATGTTAATCTTTCTATCATTTTACCTCATTTTTTGTGAACGTGCATTACGTTGATTTAAAATTTCTGAAGGTATAATTTTACCTGTATTTTTAAGTGGTACTTTTCTATTAGTACCATATGCATATAAAGGACCTTCATACTCTTCACCTTGTATTCTTCTTTTACCATCCCATGATCTAAAATCATTTGGAGTTACTCTATACCACCCTTTTAAATTGGGAACATATACCTCTAAATGTTTTGCCTCATTAAAGAGGTATTCCATTTTTTCAACAAAACCTGTTTTTTCCATTATATTATTATAACTTTTATTTGATCTGTAATTGTTTCTTTAGGAACTGGGGCGTCATGTCCATGATACCAAATTCCTCCCTCTGTATTGAATACAGTTTCAATAAAAATATTAATAGTATCACCTATCATTTCATCATCTAAAAATATATTTTGAGTTGGATGGTAATTATATTTGGAATAAGTACCAACTAATGTAGGTGCATACGGACATTCAGTACAAAAATGTTTTGGAATTTGATACCCTACAATATTAGTAGGTGGATGAAGATCAATTAAATCATTCATAGTATAAGTATAAGTCCCAAAAGGTATGGGTGTATTTAAACTACTACTATTAAACCACCCAAGATAAGAATACATAGGCACTTGAAACACTATATCATCAAATACAACCCAATAATCAGAATCAAATTTTGCTTCAATTAAGGGAACATCATTTACAACATATTGTTCATTTAGTTCTGTTAATTGACCTCTAATTTGAAAATAATTTAAACCATTCCAAGGTATTTCATAATAACCATTATTAGGTGTAATTTCTTGATTTTCATACACTACAGTATAATAAGTATCACAATTACCATTACATGGTGTTTGATGTATTATATCATCTTCTTTAGTACATGAAGAAAATAGTAATAATACTAAAAAATAGATTAACGCTATATATAAAAACGTTCTTGTGGAATTTTTCATAACTTTTATTTTAAATAATTTCTAATTGCTAAAAATATAATAACAGGCCAAATAAGAATACCAATCACTCTTTCGAACATATTAAATTTTGATGCTTCTTCACCTAAATATTCTAATTTTTCCTTATTAACATGATTAGAAAATTCAATTAAAAACATTAACACTATTCCAATTGTGAGATATATTATCATAACCTTCATTTTTTATATAAATATAATGAAGAAAAATCCAAAAGCCAAGCAAACACTCAAAAAAGTAACTCTCTTTACATACCTCAATATAGAGATACGTATATACAGCAATTATTTACATACCTTAGTATAGAGACCATTGTTTCCAACCTAGGTAAATTAAATGGGTAGGAAGAATAATATGGAATACTCTGGATGTATATTGGTAGCGTTGTAATTGGTTTAATCTCAATTGGTTTTACCACATTGTTTTACACTGGAATATATAATATAGGATGAAGCTTGGCTCTATTTTTCATCTCTCCTGTTATGGAATTTGAATAACATCCACATACCATATGTTAAACATATTATTTGAAGTTCCAATATTAAATCCACATCCATATCAATACATAGTATATACCTTATTCGATACCTAAAGATTTATAAAAAGAAGAATTTCGGATTCTTTGGATTTTATACCTGTGGGTTAAAATGGCAAATTGTATATATTTGTATATATGCATCGATGTGTAAGGATCGTTTTCGAACTAAAAATACATTTACTTTCTTTCCCGTAATATACTAGTATCGATGGATATCAGTATACATGGGTATTATGTATTAAGTACTATACACGTACGTACGCACAACATTATGTTGGCGATACTATAGCTACACAATATAGTTGTAATACGCGATTCACAATATTATTTTATGGTTACAACATTATACACAATATAGTTGGGATACGTTATCTAACATAATTTACTAAGTACAGAGTAATAGCCACCCCCTAATTTAATATAGTAATACGGGGCCACTAATACTAGTATACAACTTTAACTATACAATAACATACCACACGTAACATGTTAGTGGTTATAACCACAGCTATGTGTGTGATTACCGTGTATTAGTTGTGTTTATCTAAACCAGGTTTGAATTGCCAATGTGCAGGCACTAATAGTTTTGCCATTGCATTACCTAGTTTATTCATTTGTGTGATATATTCTTGTAACGTATACGTTTCTCCATTCTTACCTCCAGGAACATACTTATCTTTCAACACACGTTTTAAAGCATATGGTAATGAAGTATAATATCCCTCAGTTGAACCAGTTTCTTTATCTACTAATATAAAACAATGATTAGATTCATCAACATGTATTTCATATTTACCTAACATTTCATCCTGAATGAGGCAATATCGGGTTGTTGATCCTTTTTTTCTTCCTTTACGTTTTGTTGTTTTTATTTTTTCTTCCATATAACTTTTATTAAAATGAAACTCCCTTATCCCACATTTGGGAGCTTATAACTGGTTATGACATAGGTGTCTATAGTGTTGGTGTACTATTGTTTCATGGCGCCGTACTACACTAGGTGGGCCCTATGATCAATACCTCGTTTTATATTATTAATCTTTTTATTCTTTATATGTTAAATAGCCGTATATGAATATTCCAGAGAATAAAACAACTATAGCTATACCAATTAATATTTCCATATCTCGTGATTTTAACATCGGTTAAATATAATGAAAATCAACGTGGAGGCCAAACTATTACCGCGGGGGGTGTCCAATTAGGTATATAATTTATTTTACACTAAAAATGTTTGGCTTGCGCCATAAATGGGCTAACATTAGCCACATCTCATTCCACCCACACCCTATATGTTTTCCACATACCATCACACCACTCCATTTAACTCCATTTGTTTATCACCTACTTATTTAGTTTCCCACCCATTGTTTTATTCAGGGGTTTAATACCCCCAAGTGGTTTAATACCACCAAGCATATTATACTTCTTCACCGTATACGTTTTCTTCCTCGTCGCTGGAATATTTGTTTCTCGGCTCATTTTTTATATTATTTCTTTTTTATTCCTTAAGTTAACATCATGATTATTCAATACTCTTTTTTGAGTTGAATAGATCACTTTTTTACCCTCATGAATTTCAACTACATCATACAATTTACCTTTAATTGCATCAACAAATTCTTTAGCAAACCATTCTTGTTCAAATGTAGCTATTTCATTATAAATTTTTCCATATGGTTTTCTTAATCTAACTTTATACATAACCTTTATTTTTAATTTATAATATCAATTCCTTTAATCCACAATCCTATTAAACAGACACCTACTATTATTAATAATATTATTTTCATTATACTAATTCTTTTACTTTAGGTAAAAACTCATTCAAATCACAAATGAAATGTCTTACATTATCAAGTCTCACTTTATCATACTCAAAAACTCTAGTTGTAGTATTATATTTTTCTTCCTCAAAATTATAGATATTGTGATCACATGTGAACTCAATTGTAAGTGATCTTTTAGTATCATTAGTCCATTTTTTGAATTTAATATTCTTAACATTACTAACATGAGTATTACTTCTAACCTGTATATATGTAGGCTCTATATTAACACCGTTAAACAGAGTTTTTAAATTTTCTTCTTTTGCTTTGTCTTTTATTTCTTTGTTTAAGGTATTTATTTCTTTTTCTAATGAATACTTTTCTTTACTTAATTTACTTATTTCTTTACTATTTTCTTTTCTTAAATTATGAATATCAAATAATATTGACTCGGAATTTGTTTTTACAATTTCTGTTATTTTTCCTAATGTAATTAATCTATCCATTTCGAATGAATCATTAGTACTAACTCTAGTTGAATAATAACCAATCTCCATATAGTTAAAATTAACATCATTCCAATGTTTTTTTCTAAGTGATAATGTGCAAATTTCTTTACCATCTTTATTATTCAAGTAAATATAATCTTCACCAGCAAATTTAACTTCATCAATAAATGGAAAATATGAATTTTTTAAAACAGTTGAAGTTGAATTTTCATTTTCAACCCTTATTGACCAAATCTTATTATCTAATTCTACAACTTTATTATTTAATTTTTCTAATTTTAACATAACCTTTATTTTTTAATTTAACGTATTTCTTAACTTACTTATACCTAAATATAACATCAATATCCCTGGTAGCCAAACATTTACGCACTTACTTTTTGACTCTCTTTCCACACTGGAAACAGTGCTGGGTGGCCAAATGGTTCTGATTTTAAATACTCAACACAATCTTTATGATCAGCTTTAATCCATGCTGCTCTTTGAGTAATACCTTTAACGAATAATTCAGCACAAAAATATCTATTTAATTCACCAAAACTTTCTCTCTCTAATATACCATATGTAAAACCATCTTTAGTCTCATTAATCATACTAGCTGTTTCATTCCACTTAGCTACTAAATGTGGAACCACTCTACCTCTATCATTCTCAATTTGTTCCACCATAATTGAAACTTTAAAATCAATACCATTACCTGGTGTCATTAAACCATACTTAGTTAATTCATCCTGAACTATCTTTACTGCTTTTTTAATTTCTACTTTTTTCATAACCTTAATTTTTATTGTGTTTCTTAACTTTCTTACCTCATAAATATAACATCCATTTAACCGGTAGCCAAACATTTGTGTACAAAGGTAAGAGAAGGGGTGGCTTAAGGTAAGTTGTAAGTTAAGATGCCACCCCTATTTATCAGGTTATGATTCTGAATATTACTCTCCGTTCATTGCTTCTGTGAATAACCAACCAACGTGATTCTTTTGATCTAAACTAAAATGTAATTTATCCATTTGGCCACCTCTTCTATTTTTACTGAAAAATAATACTCTACTTCCTTCAGTAAATTTCATATGACCCATTCCAGTTAACATATGTTTAAATCTATTTGATCCTGCAAATTCACCACCTTTAGTAACTTGTTGAATTATTAAAAACGTGGTATTTGTTTTATTTAAATTTTCAGCTTTGTTATGCTTCTCTAATAAGTTCAATACTTTAGTTTCAGCATTTTTCATAGTACCTCCATGGTAATCAACAATATTAGTACAAACTTCAGCCATACTATCTATTAACACAACATCAAATCCTTCACTCAAAACACTAGTTAATACAACCATTGGATCTTTTTCTATGTAATCACCCATAAACAAAATAGGTAATTTACCAAATTTAGGAAATCTTTTAACATAACCAAACATATCAATGCTTGTCATCTCACCTGAGATGAATAATACTTTTTGTTTTTTCTTTTGTAGATCAGATAAAATATCTAACATAACAGTACTTTTACCAACTCCTGGATCTCCAACAAAAGCAAAATTTGTACCTTTCATTAACCCACCTTCACTACTTAAAAGTGAATCCACTTTTTTACCTGTTTTCATTGGTTTGAATAAATTCTTATCGAATTTAATATCATTCATCTTAACCAATTCTGGCTTCCATCTCTTAACTATTTTAACATTTTCTTTTAACATAACCTTAATTTTTAATTTTTACGTATTTCTTAACTTACTTACCTCGTAAATATAACATCCATTTACCTGGAGGCCAAACACTTACACACAAGTGTTATCAAAGTGTTTAACCACCCAACCATACTTATCAATACTATCTTGATAAAACTCATCATCACCATAAATAAAATAAGCATCTGCTTGATCTAACCATCTTAAAGCTGTTTCTTTATTACAACCTAAAGACATAACATCTTTAATTGCTTTTTCCTCCATTTGTCTCTCATACTCAGCTTCTTTTTCACTCTCCTCAGATAAGTCATTAACAAAATCAGTTAATTCTTGAAATGACCATGCTTCAAAATTATAACCTCTTGGTCTAAAACCATAAACGTCTTTATATAGATCTGAGATCCACATTAAACATTCAACTTTTTCTTCCTGATTTTTAATACTAAATTTATTCATAACCTTAATTTAACGTTTTTCTTAACTTACTTACATCATAAATATAACGTCAATTTAGCCAGAAGCCAAGCATATCCACAGGGGGGTTTAAAGTAGATTAAGCTAAGGAACCGTTGTCTTTAGTTTTATACCTTATTTTTATTTCGGCAGGCTAATCTAAACCTGGGCGTCATCACGTTAAGTGGCTCTTCCTGTCCATCACCCGTATATCCACTATAGTTAACTACACTATTTCTCATCATGTGTGGCACACTAGTCAATAGTCACTTTGACTCGTACTTTTCTCTTTCCTCTTTTTGTTGAGATAATTTCTTTCTTTTCAAACCTTAACTTTTCAGCTATTATAGCTTGATAAGTTGGACTATCATTTTCTTCACAATAATATCTACCTTTCATTTTTTTCATAATTAAAATGGTAATTCATCTTTCTCAGTCCAAACTGTATCTCCATTTATTTTTGGTTCACTGAGATCTTTTAATTCTCTAGATTGAAGACTCGCAAATGGTGTTTCTGATATTTCTATCACTTTAGTATGATCACCTTCAGTAATATTTCTTTTAATACTGTGAGCTATTTTTCTAGCTTCTTCATCTCCTTGAGCATAGACATATGTGTCTATTACTACTGTATATCTTTTTATATTTTCTCTCATGATAAATTTAAAATTGCAAATTTAACAATTAACCAAGCAATGTAAAACATAACAACTAAAATTGCTGTGTCTCTAAGTGCTACTAACTCTATTATATTACTATTAATATATTTTAAAACTTTTTTCATAACCTTAATTTTTTATTTACAAACTTTACAACCACTATTACTACAAACTCCACAATCAACAACTGTACCTATTTTGGAATCAAATTCTAACATTCCATCTAAGTATTTAATTAATTGTTTAATTTTATCTTCTCTTGTTGGTTCTTCTATTTTTAATATTACTTCTTGAACTCCCATAACCTTTATTTTATATAAATTTAACACCTAATTTCTCAAACGCAATCTCAAATGAAGCATGTCTATCATTTGCTTCAATATATTCATCCCATGTGATAACTGGATTATCTGAATTTAAATTACAACTTAATTCCCAATCATATTGAGATTTACTACTCCAACTAAAACTTAACTTTTCTATATTTTCTCTGCTTAACATAACCTTTATTTTATATATTTCTTAACTTACTTACCTCGTAAATATAACATCAATATCCCCAGTAGCCAAACATTTACGTGCAAAGGTTATTATTTTTTTACTTCACCTTCAATGACCCAAACTCCAATTAGAGCTAAACCAATAAAGAATATACAAACTATTTCTATCATTTTATTTTTCCTAAATATTTTTTATACTTATTACTCATTTTATCAAAATACTTTGTTTTTAAAAGTGATGAATGAGCTTCATTTATTTGTTTTTTTGGATTAATTAATATTAAAAAACAAGGTGCTAATGATCTAATATTTAATCCTTCAACATTTAATTTATCATTTGGATTAATACAAATTGCTTTCCAATAATTTATGTCTAATTCATTTAATATATTATTTAAAAAAATCTCATAAGCTTTAGTTTCTTTTTCATCTATTTCTTCATTTTGAATAAACACAGCTGAGTTTTTATTTGAATGAACAAATTTATTCATACACATCAAAAAATCATTCTCATCACTTATTTCATCTAAATAGATATTATTTGATTCTCTTTCTTGTTTTGCAAAAGGACAAGCTGGCATTCCATTATATTCTTGTCTTGGGACTTCTAAAACATCTTTAATATAATCTAATACTTTATCTTGCATTATTTTTATATAAAGTGTATCCAGCCCATCCTAATATTCCTACAAATAAAATAGGTGGAAAAACAGCTACTAACACAAATCCTGATATTCCTATTATTAATTTTGCCAACATTATTTCTTCTTTACTTCTCATACCTTCATTGTTTTTTGATAAGCCTTTTCATATACTTTTTCCAAAGGTAAATTAGGATGTTTTAATTTTATTTTTTCAATTTCTTCAAACATTTTAAATCTTTGCCCATGCTCTTCAGCATTATAAAGTAATTCTTCCAATTTGCTCATCTATTTTTTATTTTTTAATTCTAATGCTTTAATATGTTTACATCTTCTATCTTTCGCTCTCCATGTACCTGGACAACTACAATAGTAATTACCTGAATCTGGGTAGTATTTAGTTTCATAAGTAACTTCACCTGAGCTGCTAATATTAGTTTCTATGATAGGTTCTGTTCTTTTTTTAGGTTTTGGTCTAATTACTTTAATATCATCCAATGTTGTTTTTGGATGTACTTTTTGCATTGTTGGTAATAATATTTTATCACCCTCATTATTAATCCATAATGCAGCACTTAAATATGCATGTTCCATTTCATAATAAAATCTTTGTACATTTACAAATTTTCCAAAGCCTTTTGGTTTAAATGAAAATTGTGAGGTGGGACTATGAACTATTCTAGTTCTTAGATTACCATGTTTGTTTAAATTTTGAAATTTGAATAATGCCATATAACCTTAATTTTTTATCTTAATTTATAAATTCTCTCCACCATATCTAAAACATTCTTAAGCCCATCCACAGATAAATGTTGGATTTTTCCCCAATCTAATGCCATTTGATATTCAATACTTAACTCTTCTAATTTATCTAATAATTCTACTCTATTCATAACCTTTATTTTATATATTTCTTAACTTTCTTACCTCATAAATATAACATCAATTTAACCAGAAGCCAAATATTTACGTACAAAGGTTTTTAATATGATCTTTTTTCATTTGGGTCAATTCCTTGAACCCAAGGTTCAATTCCATTTGCTTTCATATTTCTATACACTTTTAAAGCCTGTCTAGGTGTATCTCCTCTTCCTACATAAATTAAGGAACGTCTGTTCCAATAATCCTTATAGTCATCTCTACTAAAGCAATCCCATTTGCTTATTTGTTCATTGTATCTAAAAAGTATGTTTTGAACTCCTTTCATTTTATTGCATTGTTAAATTATTTTCATCTCCACTAGCAACTAAGCTACCTAATATTTGATTCTCATCCTCTAATCGTAATACCTCATCAAAACATCTGCCATAATCCTCTAACAATTCAACATATTGGTCTGCTAAGGTATCTCTCTCATATTTTACTTGATTCATTTCCTTAACCAATCCATCATTTTCTCTATTTGTGGTACGGTTTTCTCCTAATAACCAAACACAAGATATTATGTTTGTTATTATTAATATCATGATTATTTTTATCTTCATTTTATTTCATATTTAATTAATAAATCAGTATTTCTTTTAGCTCTAGTACCTGAATATTCAGCATCCCAAACCATTTTACTTGTTTTTTTCCTTCCGTATTTGTCATAAGTGTAATAAAAACTAAATTTATCAAAAAAGTCATTATGTGGTATCTCAAACATTCTATAATTATATAAATCTAATATTACCATGAAATGACATTCATTCTCTTTCGTGTGAACATTATTTATTTGTAACATATTTTTTATTGTTTTTGTAGAAGTTGATTTTAATTCTTTTCTAGTACCATCTTTAAATTCAGCATCATAACCTATAGTATTTTGATTATCAGATTCTGATATTAAACATCCATGTTTTTCAGCATATAAATCTTCAACAATTCTTCCAATTACATCACCAGATTTAAGTATTTTTTTAAGTTTAGTTAAATCTAAATTTTTAGGTATTTCATCTACACTTAACAAATACTTTATTAATCCTTCAGGCCCATACTCATCATAAACTCTTTGATTAAATCCTCTTTTTATTTTAATGTCAGAAAAGAAATTCATAATTTTTAATTTTCATCATCCCATTTTTTTAACCTATTATTATATTTTAAGAATAAATGTCTATCATTCAAGTCAACATTTCCTGTTAAACAAGCTTGCCTACATATTTTACTTCTCATTTCAATAACAGATTTTTCTAAATAAGATCTGTGTTTTTTCTTGCGTAAGTATTTTCCTATTTTTCCCATTAATATTTAGTCCAATCTGGAATTTCATTATTTATTTTTTCAGTATGGTATTTTTGTGCTTTATCATACTCTTCATCTGTGTATAAATCCTCTCCTGTTTTTTTATCATACTCCTCAAAATTCATAGCACTTAATAAACCATCTATATCAGTTAAACCTGTAAAAAATGAACCACTACTTAGGTTAGGTAATCCATTTACTTTTTGACTCTCAACCCATTCTTCAAAAAAAGTAAAACTAGTAGGAATGTTAGTTTTTTTCTGTAATTGTAATAAATCAGAAGCTAAGTCTTCCCATACTCTTTTTGATGGTGGTGTTCTTTGATAAGCCAATAATTCTTTAGCCATCTCAACATTTAGATCTAATTCATACTTCCATTCTTCTTCAGTGTATTTTTTGAAGTAATTTTCTTCATTTACTACTTTTGCATAATCAGAATCAACTAACAAGTATAATTTTTTAACTAACCAATCAAAATCTTCATGTTTTTTAGTTGCTAATAATCTAAAAGATATTTCTTCTGCTAGTTTATTTATTTTCTTCTTGTTCATATTTAATTTCCCAATCTGATTTTTCTCCATAATTTCCATTTGTTAGCCAAAATAAAACAATATCCTTACCATATTTTTTAGTTAAAGCATTTAATGTTTTTGTATCTTTTTCATTTTCATTTAATTCAAATAATTTTGACTTAGGATTATTTATATTATATCTATTTTGTTTAGTATGTAATAATTCACTATATACTTGTAAAGCTTCTTCTTTAGATACTTCTTCTTCTTGGTAGCTGGTTTGTTCATAATCATTAAAATCAACACCTAATTGTAAAAGATTATCATTTTTATCAAAATGTAGTTGATCAAATCCAATTTCATTTTCTTCACCTGTTTTTGCTTCTACTAGTTGGTACATATAACCATCTTCTCCAGTGTCATATTCAATATTAGTAGTATATAAAATATATTTTTTATTCATCATATTTTACTTGCTTCACCTGCTATTATTTTATCATTTTCTAAAAGAACAATTCCATGAGATGAATCTTTATCAGGATATGAATCGTTAATACATTTTTTTAATTCTTCAAAGTACATGTCTAAATTATCTTCTACATGTTTATTAAAAACACTTTCCCACTCATCTCCTGACTCATCGATTTTATCTTCAATTTGAAATTTTTGAATGAATTGATCTTCACCCCAAAAATTAGTAACTGATTCTATTATATATTCTTTTTTACTATTGTGACTCATAGAATCAGGACCCTCATCATTCCAATATATCATTTGATACATTCCTGGGTCTACATCAATCATATATTCGTCATTAAATTTTTCATCTTCAGGTAATTTTTCAAAATCTGAGGAGTTGCCTATATAAAGGTCTTTATAATCAAAATGATCTATTATTGTTGCTTTATTTATCTTTTTCATTTTAACTTCCTGTAAAATATTTACCATTTTTATCTCTACTTCCATCTTTAATAACTCCACTAGGTGTATATCTACCAATTTCATCTTTGTAAATAACTCTAATTGTAAAGTAATAATCTAAATTATTAAATCTATAATCATACTCCTCAGCAGTACCCCTTGGTGGACCTGAAGGTGAATCATCATAGTAATAAAAACTTCCATCTTTATGTCCTTCAACCCATCTTCTTCTACTTTCTTTCACCCAATCAAGGCCCATACTTCTTGCTTTACTAACAGGGTTAAATTCAACTTTAAAATCATTTCCAAAATCCATTGCATCAATTTTTTCTTTCCATTTTAAAGAATCATTTTTATGGTGCCAATCTTTATCTGGATTTTCATCATAATTTGTTGTCCGATCAATAATAATACCTTTAATTCTTCTAACTTCATAACCACCTTTTCTCCCATATAGGTCATTATAATACTCACAAAATGTAAATCCTGTGATTTCTTTTAATTTTTCTTTAACTTTATTTCTTACTTCTAAACTTTGTTTTCTTAAACTCATATTTAATACATGTTAATTGTTTCTAATACTGCTTTTTCTGCTTCTTTATCTGTGTAACCTGCTTCAATAAATTTATTAAATAAATTTTCCATTAACTCATCATTATGCTTATTACTCATAATTCCTATTTTTTAAAAAATCCAACACTAGCTCTAAATGATCTATCTCTATCCCATTCCATTTCCCATGGTGAAAAATGATCAACTTCGAATCCATTTTTATTTAATATCTCTGTAATTGTTTTTTCCTCTTTATTATCAAAACATTGATCGTCACCTCTTTTGAAATAAAATCCTTCTATACCATTGTATCTACCTGAACCTACATAAGCATAATCTTTCTCTATAATACCTCTTTCACCACCTACATCACCAAATTCATAATCCATTTCAAGATTAACACCTGCTGCTATTATTTCTCTACTTACTTGTTTTACTAATTTATTACTTTTTTTCATAACCTTTATTTTATATATTTCTTAACTTACTTACCTCGTAAATATAACATCCATTTAGCCAAAAGCCAAACATTATTACATGTCTCTTTTACCTTCATAAACATGTTTTACTGTTGGAAATCTTAATGATACACCACCTTTATCATTATATGTCTCTTCAAAATATTGAACAGTGATTAATTTACCAACAATAGACCCATCCATATATTGTAATCTTTGTTCTTGAGACCAACCACTACCAACTTTTACTTTATGGCCTTTATGTTCAATCCATACTTGTGATAACATTTCAATAGTTTCAGACTTGCCATCTCTAACTACTTCATGTTTATCAACATCATAATCTAATACTATATATTCAGCATCAAAAAATTTCTTAACTTTAACTAAGTTTTTACTACGCTTACCTTCATAACCAACATTTTTTCTTAACATAAAACCTTCCCAATTATTTTTAGAAGATATTTTACCCCAATATTCAAAATGATCATCACCTGAAATTATATGTTGATCTAAATAATGTAACCCTAAATTAGGTTCAACATTATGAAGGAATGTTTTTAATTTAAGTAATCTTTCTGATAGTTTTTCTGTTGATTTACCATTATCAAAATCTGGTTTATGTAACATATCAAACATTTTAAACACAGGTTTTTCAATTTGATGGTCTTTACGTCTTAATTCTTTCATTACACTTTTAAAATCTTCATCTCCATTTTCATCTATTAAACAAATTTCACCATCAAAAACAGTATTAATAATATTAGTTGATTCAATAGCATGTTTAATTTTATCTAATGTTGTAAATTCTTTACCCATCCTAGAATAGAGTGTACATTTACCTTCTTTATCAACAATAGCTAAACATCTAACTCCATCTAATTTACGAGAGGCATACCATTCATCATTCCAATCACATTTACCTTTATACTCTTGAGCCAAAGCAACATTAAATGTAGGAATAAGACCTGGTATTGCTTTATTAATTACTTTATCACCTGCTCTAATACCTAAATCTTTATCTATTATTTTATAAATGACTTCATCATCCGTATTTCTATTAAAACCATTAATTAAAGCAATGGCTTCATGTCCAGTTACTTCTCTATTAGTTAATTTATCTAACATCTCAAAAATAGGATAATTATGGTTAGTTATTTTATCACTATTTTTTATACAAGTTTTACTTGTAACATGATATTGTTTGAAGGGGTTATAAGCAGCTTCTAATACTTTATGAATAAATGTACTTGAATTTTTTATAATTTCAACCTTCTCATTAGCACTACTTGTGCTTCTCATATCTTCTATAAATGTTTGTAACTCTTTCATATTTTAAATATTGTATGTAATTTTGAAGCTCCTGTAAATCCATATTTATAATCTAAAGCTTTATGTAAATCAAAATCAAGAAATTGATTAAATCTTGATATTTTTTCTTTATTACACCCCACACCTTTAGAATGAGCAACATCAATTAGATCTGACATTATTTCAAATGGAATGTCTTTATTTTGTTTTTTGGACTTTTTACCACTTGTTGAAGATGATCCATTTCCATTTTTATTAATTGGTTTTGGAAATGTTAATTCAAAATCAATAACACTTGGATGATTAAGATAATTTTTTAAATTACCAATAGATATACTTTTATCAGTAACCCATGTTGTTATTGGTTTTGTAAATGTTTTATTTTCTTTAGTCACAATTGTAACTTTAATTGCATCTAAATAATTGTTTGGTATTTGTTTTTTCATATAACCTTTATTATTTTTCTTAACTTTCTTATACCTAAATATAACATCCTTTAAGCCAAAAGCCAAGCAAAACGTGTCAAGGGTTTTTAAGTACTTTTTGACTAAATACTTTAATATCATTATGATATACATTCACTAAATAAATCCCAGGTATTAATTCATAGGGATAAATTATGTGAAACCATTCACCATCAATTGTTGATTTTTTTAGTAATTGACCCTGTAAATTATAAAATAAAATCTCTATTTTACCTTCATATTCTGGGAATTCAATATATAACTTATCATTAATAGATGTTGGATACATTTTAATATTTTCAAACCCATTAATATCTATTCTAGGTTCGTAGTTTTCAATCATTTCACTTCTATAAGTGTGTAATGAAGCTAAACCTCTTAATACTTGGTTTTTAGTAAAACAAACCATACAAGAACTACCTGCATAATCCATATAATGTCTTATAAAAAGTCTCCCACTATCTTGACATTCACTAAATAAAGTATCAGGGCAATTATCTGATGGTCTAATAGGACCTTTTTGTAATGAAGTTTCTGGAATGAAGTCTTCACCACACCCACCATAATTATTACCCCAGGGGTGAAATAAGTTTAACCAATGGCCTACTTCATGTGTAAGTACTTTACCTTTTGCCCACTCGTGATTTTCTAATGCTGTCCAAGGATAAATTTGATTTCCAACTGTCTGCCAATCAATAACAACTCCATCAGTTTCTTCAGGTCCACCTGGAAATTGTGCATAACCCATTGATCCCTCATTTAAGTCGCATATCCAAATATTTAAGTATCTATTAGTAGGCCAAGGTGCTGTCCCATAATGAGATTTTTTAACGGGATCGTTCCAATATGAAAAGTGAGGTTGTATTGTTTTTTTTCTTGTTATACCATTAGTTGGAAACCCATTTGGGTCACGATGTGCTATTTCAAATTTGATATTGAAATTACCTACCCAATTTTTCAATGTATCAGCTAACTTATTAGTATCAGTATTTTGAGCATTAAACATTTCATTTAAAACCTCTAACTGTTGATGTATAACATTAGTTGAAAGGTTTTGGATTCTGTTTATCCATACTACATGAAATACAACAGGAATTATTATTTTATTATATGATTTATTTTTATAATAATTTTGAAGATTTTCCTCTATTAATTTATATTTTTTTGGATTAGAGTCTATAAAGGGCTTATTATACTCATCAGTTACACAAGTTTGACTTAGTGAATTAAAATGTATTAAAATTAAAATAATAGTTAATAACCTCATATACCTTTAGTTCTACCGTCAACTATTTCTGTTTCAAGTTTGTTTATCATTAACTTGATTAAGAATTGTTTTTTTGGACTTGGGTTTTTTTCCTTTTGTATCTCATCTTGGGCCTCATACAAGATAGATAGTCTTTTTTGTTCAATGGTTTGACTCATTGTATATACATATTATAGGGTGTAAATAATGTAAAGAGAAAGCTTAGCTTTTCTTTTTGTTTTTTCTTTTGTTTCTCTCTAGTTGTTTTCTTTTTTGTTCTTTGATATGGGATAATCCCTCTCTCCAACTGCTTACTGTTGCTACTGTTTGTCTAATTGAATTTTTACTCATAATTGTTTGTTTTTTATTTATTTAATATTCAAATACATCACCATATTTGTTCTCTATATCTTCTTCAGGATCTAATTTCATAATAATTTATTTATTTCTTTTTGTACTTTGTTCCAATAATGTAATGTTTTTTTACGTTTATACCCTTTTGGGCCCCCATTCCAACATCTAGCTATTACTTCATCACTATCATTTTTATGGTGATAATCTCTCCATATAATAAACATTTCAATTGATTTAACCCTACTATATCTATCTTTATTTTTATAACGTTGATTTTCGCCTAATAATTTTAATATGCGGTTAACTTCTCTAACCATTATAGGTCTAATTTGTAAAACACCTATTGAAGGTATAATTAAATGTTTGTCTCCAACACAATTCTCTTTACCTCTACTTTCAACTTGAATCAATGCTTTTATTAATTTTATTTGATTGATTTCTTTTTTAGTAAATTTAATTGGATTTAATTCAATTGTGTAAATATCTTTAATCCATTCACCTCCTATACCATTTATTTCTTCAACATATGTTGAGTCAACAACAGTAACTTTTTCATCTGTTATTATATTTGTAGTTTCATTATCTGATAAAATCCCAATCCCAATTAAAGAGATAAAACTGGGTAATATAATTGATTTATTCATAACCTTTATTTTAATTTAATTTTGTGAGGGTTTGTATGTTTTTGATTGCATTCTTGATAGTACTACATCTTCATTTAAACCTAAATCAAAACCCACTGTTTGTTCTGGTATTCCTTTATTGATGTATGGTTCTATTTTATTTACTATGTCTATAATATTTCGAGCTATTATTGTAATTTGTTTTAAGTCTCCTTCATCTAAATAGCATACTTCATAAATAAAATATCCTTCAATTTTAGAAGTGGCTTTTAACTCTATCTTTAAACAACAAGTCTTAGCCCCAGTATCTAATACTGATTTGGCTACTTCTTCTCCGCATTTTTTATATTTTTTCCTTAACATTTTCTTTATAATCTAAAATAAATCCTATTAAAACTATGATATTCATTCCAACTGAGGCTCCAATCTCATGGATATCTTCATAAATATTTAGTGATAAATGAATATGCCCAACTATCCAAAAGGGAATTGCTAAGTTTTGACTAATCCATATTAAAGCAAATTTAATAAACTTATTCATCTTCTATTAATTCAAATTCCATATCATCAGATGCGGGTTTATCTCTTACTAGATCATAATCTAATTCATATAACCAATCTGGTTCTTCTATTTCACCAGTTTCATCATCTTCCCAAGCTTTATACTCTGCTGCCTGTTCATCTGTAAGATCAGCTGTGTACCATAGATAATCTTTTTGTGTAACGAATTTTTGCATTTTAGCCATAACTATATTTTTTAATTTTGTTTCTCAACCCATTCTTTTATTTCTTTTGTTGTTGAAGTTCTATAAATGTATGGGTGGTTTTCTTTTAAATAATTTTCAATTAATTGTATTCCTTCTTGTACTAAGACTTCTCTGTCATTTGAGTGTAATATTTCATTCATTTTTTTAATTGGGTTTTAAAATTCAAATCTGTTAACTCTAAATTTATATCCTTTAAATTCAAGAGCTTCATTAACATGATTTTGAATGTGGGTTTCGGGTTCTGTGTCTCTAATTTCTTTAAATCCATTTTTACCTTTATATGATTCATCTAATATTCTTTTAAGGTAATTATGTGTTTTATCTCTATTTAATTCTTTCTTAGTGAATATATTTTCCATAGCTTCAGCTATAAGTTCTTTAACTTTTTTATTCCCAGATACAGAAAACATTTCAAAGTCATAATAAACTTCTTTAAAATTTTCAATAAATTGTTTTTCTTCTAATGTCATATTTCTTTATTTGCTTCAATACTATTCAACTCATATTGTATAAATTCATTATCAGCATTTAAAATTTCTTCTAAATAATCTCCAATTTCTTGTTTTACTTCTTGTTTAGCATTTTTAATTGCTTTTTCCAATGTGCCATCATGATATATATCAATTCCAGAATCTGAGTTTTGTAACCAATTAGCTAATATTTTTAATTTTTGATCTGTTGTATATTCCATTTTTATCTATATAAAGTTACAAATTCACCAAAGGCATTATCAAACACTTCTAATAAATGCTCGTAATCACCTTCCATCATTTCATTTATAAGAGCAGCACCCTTATCTTCCCATTCTAATTGTGTTGCAAATCGCTTTGCATAGGCCATTAATGCATAAGCATTACCATCTGGACCTGTTAAGTCTATTTCAATTGGGAGCTGTTTTTTAGTTTCTATACTTTTTATTGCCATTTTATAACCTTTATTAATTTAACTTTGATCTAGTTAATAGAACAATACGAATCCAACTTAAATCACTTTCAATGTCAAATGATAAATCATAATTTTCATTTGCATCAGCTAAACCTAATTCTACTTCTTTTTGCTTTTCTAATTTAAGCAAGTCAAAAGCATTTAATTTATGTAATTTACATAAATACTTTTCTGTTTCTAGTGATAAATTTTCGTTCCAATTGTCCATAACTACCTTAATTTTCTTATATATAAATATAAGTAAAGTAAATAGGGTAGCCAAATTCTCCCGCACAAAGGTAACTAGAAGGTTACCATAATATTGTAGGGCTTTCTTTCCATAAGTTTTTACCAAACTTGACTTTTTCTTTTAATAAAGGGACTGAGAATCGTAGTACTAATTTCATTTCTTCAAGTTCTTTGATAGTTGGAAGTTTATTTTCTTCCATTTCAACTCCGGTTTGAGTAAACACTAAAGTATTTTTTGTCATTTCATCTTCAAAATTATCTATGAATTCAAGACTAATAGCCATTTCTTCATATAATTTTTCAGTATGGAGTAAATAAGGTGAGAATTCCCTATTTATAAATAGTTTTTCAATCTTTTGTAAGTAATCAAGCAAAATATATTGCTTATACTCATAATCAATTGGCTCTTCCATCCACCATGTCAATTTCAATAGTTCCATTTTATTTTATTAAAAAACAGGGGCTGTAGTTGAGAGCTTTAATCTCCTTCGGCTTTTCAAGTGTTCCTATTAGTGGTTTACTTCCCACTAGTGCCCCTATCTTTTAATCAAATAGGTTGGATCACTCTTTTTTAAATCTACCCCTGCAGTTAATTACAGGCGCAACTTTTATTGAAAAACAATTAAAAAGAGATATAATTAATTTCATATGAATTAATTTATTATAAATATTAAAGAAAGATGGAGGAATTAATTTTCTTTTATAACAGTATCTACTACTTCAACTGAGTCTACTTCTATTTTAAGAACTTTTTGAATGAAATTTTTCTTACCAGGCATCATTTTTTTCATGATTTCAATTTCTTTTTTCATTGAATCAACTACTTGGTTGGTTTTTTTAATTTCTTTTTTTAATTTTTTATTTTCTTTCCTTAATTTTTTTTCTTTGGTTAATGTAGTTTTTACATTTTTTTCAGTCACAACTGTTTTTTCTAGTTGTTTTTGAATTTTTTCAAGTAAACTATCATTTTCCATAATTAAAGAATCTGTATGACTAATAATATCAGTATCAACTGAGTCAGTAATACAATCAATGCATTCCTTATCAAGTTGTAAATTATCTTCTATCGCAGGAGAAGAGCAACTTAATAACATAAATAAAGGTAATATCTTTTTCATTTTATAACTCCTAATTCATTTAATACTTCTAAACGTGTTACAGCTCTAGATAAAGTACTATCACTTCTTCTAAGTCTTTCTTCTAAATGGTCTAATTTATCATTTAATTTATTAACACTTACCTCACATTTTTCTAATTGAATATCACACTTTTCAATTTGTCTAGTATAACTAATTCTATTATCTATATAAAGGTAACCCACAGCTATTACCATTAAAAATGCTAACGCCGCTATAGGATTTTTTTTAAATTGTTCAAAATTAACTGGTAGTTTCATTTTTTTATTTACAGCAAGAGGCTATGCAAGAGCTCTCACATTCTTTTTGTGTTTTACATTCACATAATTTACATTCACAAAGTTCCATTATTTTAAATAATTTGGGGTGAGTGCTTCTTTAACCATTTTATTAAAGTTAAATTCTTTTTCTTCTTCTCCTATGAACCCCATTCTTGGTTTCATTAATTTTTTATAATCTTTATCTTTAAAAATATCAGAATCTTTAACTAATTCTTGAGCTATTTTTATATCTTTTTTAGGGTCATCTTTTAATTTTGGATTTTTATCTAAAATCATTTTTATTTCATCAGCTAAAATAGTAACAATATCATCATCAAGTTTTGGTCCAAATATCTTTTGAAGAAGTTGTTTTGTTTTATTTATTAAATTTTCATCTAAATCCTCCTCCATTGATTTACCTAACATTTTAGCTATTGCTTGTAATATATCATTACTAGCTTCTAATTCTTTTTTATTATCACGTATCATATCATCAACAGGCTTCATAGCTTTATTAAATGTAGCTACAGCTGATTCAAACATGTGGTTAACTTCATTATCTAAATCTTCTGATTCTTTTCCTTTATCATCAATATTTAAATTAATGTCATCTTCCCTTAATTCTGGACTTGCTGGTTTAGATCTTGGTTTACCATCTGGAGTGTAACCACAAGTACCTTCATTAACTGATTCATCTTCTTTATCTTTTAAAGAATTTAATAACTTCATAGCCTTTTTATATGCCATGTCTATATTACCTGAGTCCTCAATATCATCTATTTCTTTTTGAGTTACTTCATTAACTGATTCAGCTAATGCTTCAATGTCATATTGTATTCTTTCTAATGGAGTGACATCTCCAAATCCTAATCTATTTTTCTTTACCCAATCAATTAATCCAGCTTCCATTTTAGCATTTTGAGCCATATCATAGGCAAATTCAGCTCCACCTCCTGATGCTACATCTTCAATCCACTGTTCATATTTTTTTTCATTCCATTTAGGAGTAGGAACTTTTTTAGTGTGAGGACCATCACCTAATTTAGAATTAATAGCATCATATGTACCTGGTAGAAATACTCCTGAGTAACTACCATCACCAAAACTAATTGATTTTCTAAATCTTCTTAATTCATATTCAGCATCTTCAATCTTTTCTCTATTTGTAATTCCACCCATTTTGGCTCCAAATGCTATTTTCATATCTTCTAACCTGTCTGGGTCTGTTTCAAAATGTAGATCTTTAATTTCAATAAATTGAAAATCATCACCTCTAACTACTTCATTTACTTTATCTTCAGCTTCATCCATGAAATTTCTAGTTCCCTGTCTTCCAATTAAAGATGAGGATTTTGATAAAATAGCTTTTAATTTTGGTTCTATTATAGTGGATGTAACTTCTTGTTTTTGATCAAGATTTAATTTAGCAAAAGGTTTACCAAATTTATCCATTGATGCTTTATTATATTTTTCTTTGGTTTCATCAGTTACACCATCTCCAAATGTACCAGCAGTTTCTTCTAATCCTCTTTCTCTACGTAATGTTTCTTCATCATGTTCTATTTGATCCTTCATCATTCGATCCATGAATTCTTCTTTTGTTTCTATATCTGTAGGTTTAACCCAAAAAGTATCTCTTTTACCTAATATAGCAGATTCTTCATTTGGTCTAATGCGTATTTTTCCATCATCATCAATACTCATTACTGTATGATCTTCATGATTGTAAACAACTACATCACCTGATTCAATTTCATTAATGGGTCTACCTTTTTCATCCTTTCTATAATCAATCTCTTTATCTAATTCAGTATCGATTGTATAG